ATGACGGGAGGGTGGTTATTTTTTCGACCCCCCCCTATGGTCTGGGTTGATGATTAATCATCTGTATAGATGAGGTCACCATCTGCATCGTATTGTAACTCTTGTTGTGGTTCATCATCCTCTGGAGGTGATGGAACATACACAATGTTGCCCCAGATGTTGTGCTCTAGGACCTCTGCCTCGGCCAGTGCCCATGCTTCGTCATCATTCAACCATGGTTGTGCACCTAGCTTGGTGTCGTAGATGCGAGCGAGGTAGCGTTCGAGGTAGTAGCCATGCTCTTCATCCCACTGTCTCCACTGTTCGTACTGGTCTAGTGGAGAGTAGGGGTTGTCACTAGTAGTCAGTGCCATGACTGTGTGCTCCTTCCTTAGTTGTAGTAGTGGTACAGTGTAGTGTGTACTAGACTGTAGTGACTAGGACTGGTTGACGTAGCGGTTGATAGTAGAGGTACTAACGCCTAGTTGCTTAGCAACCTCAGCATAGGTGTGACCGTTAGCTATCATAGCAGCCGCTCTATCAGCCCTAGCTTTAGAGAGTGTAGTAGTAGGACGTGGTGTAGCCAAGCTCTTGAGTTGGTCACTGTCCATGTACTTGATGAGTTCCTGTAGCTTAGTAGTAGAGATAGCATTAGCTTGTATTGCATCCCATTCAATATCAGTAATCTTAACAGGGTTTCTGTGTGCACCTACTTCTTCTCTGGCTGCAGTAATAGCTTTAGCTCTAAGCTTTTTAATGTCAGCCTTAGATAATTCTTCTCCATTTGCTGTAGCTCTATCCAGTTCACGTTGAATGTTAGAGTTAGCTAGAATCTGTGCTTGTCTTTCCCTAGGTTTGTTCAACTTAGCGAGCTTGACCTTCTCGTTGAGTGAGTTCACTTCATCAGTGTAGATCTTAGCAGCAACAGGACTCTTCTTCGGAGTCTTAATAGATGCAAGCTCTGACTCAGCTTTAGACTGACGAGCTTTAAGATTGTTGATGTAATCTACGTATTCTTTTTCTACAGGAGCAGCCTTCGGTCCAAGATAGACTGAAGCATCCTTGATGACAGAGGTGATAGGTACGTCGATGCCACCACGGTTGACGACCTTCTTCTTACCATTCTTGTCAATGATTTCTACATTCTCTCCACCAACTTTTACTGTTTGTTTTCTACGAGATAATACAGAAGATGCACCTAAAGATATACCATCTTTATCTTTATTTAATTTATTTAAATCGGTTACTTTTAATTCTTTTCTTGTACGTTTATCGTAATAAGAAAGTTTATCGTAATCAATTCTATCTACGTGTTCCATATACTTCTTACGAAGTTCAGGGATACGGTTTTCTTTTTCACTACGTTTATAATTAAGCCCATGTTTATATGCATCGATAACAACCATTGAATGTTTTGTTGCTCGAGCTAACTCTTCATTGGATGCACCACGCAAAGTCATATCAGTAATAAGATTAGATACAATACCCATTTGTTTCTGTTGATACTCTTTACTGATAGGTTTGAAGGAACCTGCTGGGTCTTTGTATTTCTTAGGGTCAAACCCTTTCAACTCCTTGAGCATAGGAGCAGACTTATACTTACCTTCATTGTTTGGGATAACATAAGCTACGTCACCATCGAAGTCGGCACCTGATAGTTTACCTGCTACCTTTGGATGGATACCAATAGCATCAGGAGAATCACCACCAATTAGTTTCTTACCTGGGCCTTTGTTGTTTACAATAAGCTCAGGGATTTCGAAGCGACCAGCGTGTGGATATCGTACCAAGATAACACGAGTACCATCTTCATAACGAGGAGCGAATACTTCGTTCTCTTTCATGTTAGGAACTGGTAACAATACATGACCACGGAAACCAGCAGGAGCTGAGGCTTTAATATGTACAGCCTTAGACTCAGTAGTTTGAATGTAATCCTCTAATAGTTTACGTTTAACTATAGGGTTATCTACTTTCATGATTTCATCGTAGTCTGTATCGTGTTCTTTTAATGTAGCACGTAGACGTTCACGAACAACAGGACGAGGTTGTTTAGCCAAGAACTGAGATGATAATGTCTTAGACCAATCATTCCAATCTCCTTCTTCGTTGACAATATTAACCTTGCCAACTTTGTAGATAGGAGTTGTTAGCTTGTGACCAATACGTTTCTCTTCAGCAGCGGTTGCAACTTTATCAACAACAGGATTACCTTTCTTATCTAGAAGAGGTGGTTGTCGTTTGACTGCGGCAGAGAAGGGGTCATCTTGATTAATCTTACCATCAATAAGGTTCAATGGTTTAAGTACATCCTCTTTAGGTGTGCCTTTCTTCTTGTTCGTGTTAAAGATAACATCGACACCGTCTGGAAACATCTTATCGTCTCCATAAATAGCCATACCTTTTAGATAGTGAGTGTCACCTACAGCGATACGAACCTGGGCATACTTCTTGCCTCCTAAGTTGATATCTTTTGATCCAGGACGAATATACATAACACCATCTTGTGTTTCTCCATCCTTGTCAGTACCGTGACCTTTCTCACCTTCTGGAATAGCATACTTAATTTGTAGACGGTTCCATGGAATACTAGTTACATCTTGTAGTTTCTGGATATTTGTTGTTCCAGCACTATCTGCACGATATTTGGTAGAACGAATCTTATCCTTGTTGTCATAGACATCTTTAATTGTCTTATCTGCAGTAGTAAGCACAGCAGTTTGAGGTTTGTTCATTGGATTAGTGGCATTTGGTACATTAATCTTATAGAATGCGTACTCGCCAGTATCTACCAATGCACGACGAGCAGACTTAAGACGGTCTTCAGATACACCTAGTTGTGCTTCGACACCTTCACCGACATCAAGATATCCTGTTTGAGCTACAGACTCCTTGAGTCTAGCTACAAGCTCTTGTGTTGTGATACGGTCTGCACGTTCTTTTAGGGTTTCTTGATTAAGAGCCTTACGAACACTTGTTTCAGACCAACCAGTCTTCTCTATAATTTCCCTTACAGGACGTCCATCTGCAAACATGTTTTTAGCAAGCTCAGTATTGTATTGGCGTTGTTGTTCACGCATAATATTGATTTTACTACGTAATGCGTTGACAGACATACCTTCTAGGTCTGCGATTTTTTTATACACTTCGTTACTGTCAAGACCTTGAGCCTTGAATTCTTTAAGACGACGTTGGTGTCGTTGAATCCATTCTAGGTCACCAGGAGACATATGTTGATATGGATTCTTACCAGAACCTTTAGGGTATCGTCCTGACGTTGCCGTACCAATGTGCATAAGAATGTCTTGTGATTCTTCACTAACCTCGGCTAGCTCTTGAGGTGTGTAGTAATCTTTCATTTTCAGGAATTCCTTTCTAAAAATACGTAAAAAATACAGTTATTTTAGAATACCTCTGAGAGGCTCTGAGAGCCCGTATAAGCCGTTTTACGTGTTTCTGGTATAATTGTGCACGATATACCCTAACGTTGAATATACGCTATTCTGTGGCTTCTGAGACGTATTCTGACGCGTCTAACTGTACAATCTTGTATTTTAGCAGATTTTAGATTGTTTGTCATAATATATTATGATAAAAAATGAAACGAGTAGTGAGACTTCACCTACTCTAAAGAATGAAATAGGGCAAATTCCTATTTCCTCTCTATTAGAGAAGTGGAAAAGGCAAAAATATGTGCGGTTTTATGATTTAAAGCCTGCCTGGTCGTTTTCCCACTCTCTATAGATACGGTCAATACTACGTTTACTATACACTCCTTTGTATTTTTCATAAATTGTATCAGGTACTAGCCCGATGGCGAAATCCTCATATATTTGATTACGAGCCGAAGTATTCTTGAACGAACCTCTAGGACGACCAGGGCGTTTCTTACACGCTTCATAATCAATGTTGTGTTTATTTAAATATCGCTTAAGTGCATAACGGTTATCAAAACCCATTTCTCGTTGTATTAATTCTAATGGCCATTTATTATCTACTAACCATTGTACATCTTCCACCTTAACATCATCTGGATATCGTCTTGTTGATTTAAAATTTTTATCTTGCGCTGTCAATCTTGCTACCCTTTCATATACTTCGTAATAATGTTTAATAATAAAATTAGTACCTTGTCGTTCTTGTACGGCATTAAATATGGTATTTTTAAATGGAAAGCGATTTGGGTCACCCAATTCATACAACATATCGCTACCCATTTCTTCAATTAATTTTATGTCTTGCTTACGTATTTTATCGTAACTATGGTAATATACTATATAATTATCGTACATAAATTTACCATAATCGTCGTGCCATATCAATTTATCGACACCAAACTTATTTAAAGTTCGCATAATATCTTCATCAATAACATCATTAGTAACATTGTCTTTTGTAATAATTTTACCAAATACTCTAAATATCACACCACGTGTTGTATCAAGATCATAATCATTAAGACAATATGCAAGCATGATTATTCTATCTTTATAATCGATATTACTTATATCTATATGCTGTTTGTCAAATAAATCATATAGTGTCTTAATATTGTCTAAGTGTTCGTTCATCCTAAAAGCACACTCATTTACTGACAAAGTAGGTATTGAAAGATAATGTGACATAAATCGACAAATGATGTCAATATAATTGTCATCCAAATAATAACCGTCATATCTCGACCTTGCAAATATTCTAAAAGGATAAAATGGATTTAATTGTTTAATTTTTTTGTATTTTAGTGGATTGTATACCTCAATCCTCTTTTGTATGATATTTTCCTTGTTTAGCGTATCTAACATAATATTCTCCTTTTTCTAATGTTTTTCTAATAAAAATATTTTTACTCAAATAGTTTTTTATACAAGAATAACATATATTTCTGTGTTATTTTCTCCTATAAAAGTATTTGGAATAATATAAAAAAAAGCCCAAAAATCAACGATTTTACCCCAAAATAGGCCATTTTTAGCTGTTTTTACCCTATATGTCCCCATGAAAATCAATTAATATGTGCAAACCGCACGTATTTTTAATATGGGTGGGGACATAGCCACCAAAAACACCCCAAAAACACCCCAAAAACACCCCAAAAACACCCATTTTAGGCCCATTTTTACCTCTCATGTCCCCACGTATATCATTAATATGTGCAACATTTCATTCTCACCTCCAATTTTCTTCCAAATTCACCCATTTTTTAACATCTCATGTGAGGTTTTCTAACATGACATGTAAGGTTTAGTACCATTTTACACCTCATATTTCTCAAAATAATCGTGATTTGGCCCCCAAAAACTAGCATTTATATCGTTTGCATACAACATAAACAGCCTTTCGAAGGTCAAATTGAACACTTCTAATACCTCAATACCCACAATATCGTACCCAAAATACCCTTTTAAGTGCTCAAAAGTCTCATTCCACCCCTCCTGACAAGGCGGAAACTCGTTCAAATTCAAGTGATTATACATAATTTTACTAATATCATCGAATCTAGACTGTATTTCTTCGTCCAAACGACACTTAGAATTCATCGAAATAGGTCTATCAACAACAAATCTACCGAATTTATCGTCAAAAACAGCCTCATAATCGCCATAAACCTCAATATTTTCCCCATTAATATCAACAATACAAGCCATTTCACTCCTCCTCGTCCCAAAATCTAGCATTTATCCAGGCAATAACCACTGTAACAAGCTCAAATCCAGCCTCTACAACACGTTTTATCCCCACAACTACGTTCGTAACAATTAAATACGACCCTAGAATCGCTCTCTCAGCAAGCCAAATGAACATATTCTCGCCTTCAATCTCAAAATCCATGTCCAATCCTACAATAAACAATACAAAACCTAACCACAATACAAGGTTCATTAGACCATATTTCCATTCCATAACAACAATAATCCTTTCTAATTCCATAAAAAGAGAAGCAACGGTAATATTACTCCTCTTAAACATTATCAATACTATTTAATAATCTTAGCTAATTCCTCATTTAGCTTTTCTATATACAAATTAATATTACCATTACCAATCTTAATATATGGGTCTGTTAATCTACCACCATCAGACCAACTATCAAAGTGTTTTAAGGTTGGTTCAGAATAAAGCCCACCAAATTCATAATCGTTATTAAAGATACAAGAACAATCAAGCGTCAACCTATCACCATTATATATACATATATTAATAGAAAACTTACAATTATCGCCATGTATCTTATCCTCTGTCTCATGAGGGAATGTAACATAATAACTTTCAATGTGTTTAATATTATCCGCAATCCACTCCATAGCCACAGGATAAAACACGACAAACTGATTCTTAACCATTTCCATCAAACCTTTATCCATATGAATCACCCCACAATCCATCTATACACAAGGAACAATACAATATACACTACGTTGTTAGCGATACCAAGAACCACTTTATTTCTAATATATTCCTTCCTTTCTTCGCCTTCCCTATCAGTAACATCGTTGTTTTTTACATACCCAATAAAGAGACAAATACCATAACTTACAATATAAGATATCTCAGGAAATCCAATCTTGTGTATAACTGTATTCCATCCAAACATAAATACAAACGCATCAAACAACGAATTACCAATAGCTAACAACGTATATACCAAAGTTTCAATCATTCTACATTTTCTCCATTAAGTTTTACAATATGATTATAACGCATTTCCATACCGACAATAAACTCTTTAAAAATCTCTTCGTTATCCCCAACAGAAATACTCTGCATTCTTTCTTGCCAACCATCCAAATCCTTCTCAAGATTAATTGTCAAGAACAAGAGATACACTTCATCCATTGTTAATCCTTTTCTACCATTAAAACCTAATTCCATAAGAGCTTTAATGTAATCATAACTATAAACAGTATTAACAAGTCTGTGTTGTTCTGGTGTAGCATTCTTAACGTAATACTCTAAAATAGATTCATTATTCATTGTCTTCTTCCTCATACTCTTCCCATACATCTTTCATTACATCCATATACATCTCTTTAGCCGACTCGTTGTTAGCACAACCAATCTCGTGGTCGATAGTTACAACGTGTTCCAAATCTTTCTCAAGAGCCACACGTGTATAAATAACAGCCAACTCAGCAAGATTAAAGGCCTCTTTACCCTGCATTCCTAAATCTTCCAAGCAATCAACAAATTCACGATTATAAACCTTCTGGACAACGTCCCAATCTTCCTTGCTAGCATGCTCGTTAAAATACTGTAAAATATTCATTGTTTCCATTATTCAATTACCTCCACTTCTGCTTTCTCCATCTCAGCGTATTTATTCAACAAATTAAGAATATCTAAATTAAAATCAACACTATCAATATCAAATTCACCATCAACGAACGTGATACGCTCTTTCATAACTCTAACAGGATATGTGTCGATACAACCATTACCTCTATCATTCTTCTTAACACCAGGCCCAGTCGCATATACTTGCAACGAATGAGTAATATTATCCTTATCTCTAGACCCGCTAATCACAATATCAATTCCAATATTATACCTATTCTTCAACTCGATATGAACATCGTAATTATCAATAGGACTATTGAACCCCTCAAATGCACGGTAGCGTTTAGATGAGTATTCCGAAATCTCACAATATTTAGCATGAAAATCAACCCAATTATCAACAACAGGGTTTATCGTTTTATAAACTTCGTTAACAAATTCATTTTCCACAACATCTCTCCTATCTCGTAGTCACTTCAACCCACAATAACAACAATAAAAATATAATTCCAAACTTCCAATCCATCTTAATACTCCTTCATAATAACGTCTAAATACTCGTTCTTTTGGCCTCTGTTAGCCCTAAAATAAGACCTGTAGGAATACCTACGACCCTCAAAACGCCACTCTACAGCGTCTCTCAGAGCCTCTGGGAGGTCTTTATCGCCCACTTCTACAACACCAAGGGCGTCATTCTTCTTATCATACAATACGTGAATAGTTCTCATTGTTAATCCTCATCGCTTTTATCAAATCTAAGAGACTCGCTCAATATATCATCACGATTCTTCGTACGAGTAATATAAAATTCAATTGGACGAGGTCTTTCAATTACCCACAATTCTTCTCGTCTAGTAGGATAAACGTTCTTACCATACTCAACATTAAAGTCTTTATACTCATTTTCTATAATATTTGCATTTTTGATTTGCAATCTATAAAGTCCAGTAGCACCATAGTCAAGTGTGTCGTATCGTACATTATCACGACTTGTGGTCATAATAGTCATGAGTTTTTCATTATTAGTCAATCCAACCTTAACAACAACTTCTACATTTTCTTTCATGATCTTTTCTCCTCCATTTTAATAACTTCTTTTGCAAACGCGACCATTGTGTTCATCCAGGCCTCAGCAGCTTCTGTATTGGACACTGGTTTACCAACAATATTGTTCTTATAATTATCTAATATTTCTCGCAAAGGGTCTTTACTTTCAGTAGCAATATCTTTTTTATCGTTTTCTTTCATCTTATTTCTCCTCATTATCTCCAAATGTCTTTTTATCAAATGCAACATCAGCATCATAACGGTCGTATGGTTTCCGATTCCTTATCCATTCATGAAACTTAAATGTTGGACTATCCTTTACAGAGTCTTTACGCCCAACAACAATACAACCATCTTTAAAATCCAATACAACATTATCGCCAATTCTAATTTCATCGTAATCAGTAGTATCATTAATTAAATCACCAACATCATCACGTCTCAACTCAAGTATAGTCCTTTGTAATTTGTTAATATACTCATTCTGTTCACGCTCAGCAACAACCTTCTTGTCAATCATACCGCTACGCCAAAATTTCTTCATGTTATTATCCTTTCTAAAAAAAAAAAGAAGAGTAAAGAACTCTTCAATATACATTAGCCTTCTCGTTCTCCAAGTAATTCCTCTGCATATTTTTGAGCTTTACTCCTTTTTAGATTTTCTAAATAATTATTTTCATTAATTTTCTTAGTTTGTTTACTATAAACTTCACTATACTCCTCGGTTCTTAAATCGATAGCCGAACGTTGTTTTACGATATATCCCACCATAAACGTTCCTGCAGCAATGACTCCCATTCCAACTCCTTTAGCGAAAGACCAAACTTTTTCAGTCTGTAATTCTTCCTCTGAAATAGTTACAACGTCATCATTGTTAACAGTAATAGCTTCGTTGAGATTATCATAATGACAACCTTTTGGCAATTTGTCTGTTTCAACTTCAACACCGTTTTTCAAATAAATTTTCATAATAAAAACTCCTTTTAAAATAATAATCTTAGGGTATCTCTCCCTATTATACTAGTGGAAATAAAAAAAAAGAAGGATTAAACCTTCTTCAGAAATTATCTTTCTCTAGTTAATTCTCCATTAACATCAAAGTCCTTTCCTCCATAGGTGTAATCTTCTCTTCCATAAGATGTATTATAACTAATCTTATTTTCCTCACAAAAATCTTTTACCTTGTCTTCGTCACGTTCTTTGAACTGCCACAAATCATCGCTATATCTTTCTTCGTCATGTTCTTCGATAACAGCTTGTTCGTTATTAGCATTTTCTGTAATAGTTTCAAAAGTTTTAACTTTATTACTATCCAGAATACGCTTAACAACAAAACCGCTTGTTATGACAAGAACTGTACCTGAAATAATTTCAGCTTTATGTTCGTTTGCCCATTCAATAGCAGCGTCACGTTTTTCAATAAATTTTTCTTTAAGGTTCATAATATAATACCTTCCTTTCTATTATAATAGAGGTAAAAAAAAAGACAAGAGTAGAACTCTCGCCTAAAAGTCAACTTCATCTAATTTATGCCCTAATCGTTTTTCGATACGCATAATAGTAAAATCCCTTCGACTTGTAGGGTCGTCCATCTTGTCTTCATGATATTTAAGTTTAAAATAATCACAACTAATTAAATATTCAAAAGTGTAACCAGTTCTTCTTTGCATCTTCAAGATTCTTTCTGGATATTTGCCTAGCATATAATAAAGTATACGTTCTACCCAACTATGATAATTAAACCAATGATTTCTTGTCATTTTATCACAAGTCTCTGCTCGTTTAATAGCTAGTTTTGTATTTTCTCTATACTTCTTATTAAATCCTATCAACATCACATTAATATCTCTAGAAAACAAATAAGTAACAATCACAATAATAATAATTTTAATCATAATTATATTCCTCTCTTTCTATTATACCAATAGAAAATAAAGAGGCTATTTCTTCCAACCACTTCTAATCAAGTCGCAAATGAACAATACTACAAAGAATCCACCAATACACAATACATAAGTCTTAATCATTTCAAACCTTTACCTTTCGTAAACATATCAATAACCTTCTGAGTACCATCATCAAACTTAGGTTTCATGCTAGCTTCCATATTGTTCATATCCATACCCTTGTTTTGTTGGTTCATAATCTCATCAATCTTAGCTTGTTGTTCTTCTGGTGTCATGTTTTCAAAGTCAAGGTTCTCAATCTCCTCCATAGACTTACCACCAGTGAATTGCTCCATCACACCTTTACCTTGTTCCTGGTTAAGTTTAATCTCAGAAGCATCTAAGTTAATACCTTCAGGCCCTCCAAGTTTAACAGACTTAATATCAAACTTCATACCACCGATACTAACAGAACGGCCTGGAGTCTCAATTTTACTCTCAGGCATGTTCAATTTCATACCCTTAGCAAAGTTCTTAATACCATCAATTGTGGAAGGTTTAACATTGATATTACCGTCTGTAGCCTGACTAATTCTTTGTGACATCTCTGAACCAGACATCTTCGATACATCTGGGAATTCAGGCATGTGTATCTCCTTCAATTCCTCAGGCCCTTCTATACCAGATATTTGATTGGACATTTGACTCTTAGCTGACTCCAATTGCCCTTTCATGTCGCCTAACATATCACTCCATGCCATTTAAATACTCCTTTACTTCTAAATCTTTGCTTTTGTCGATAATTTTGTATTCCTTACAACGAACAATAACAGTAGCTTTATCTTTGTCTTTAGTATCGGTAAATAACTTTATAAATGTTTCACCATTGTTATATTTATTAATAACAACCTTATGTAACCCAACGAAATACATTTGACATCCATCATATTCAAATTTAAACATAATATTCTCCTAAAAAAAAATAACACCAGCCGAAGCTAGTGCTATTAGTTACATTTTGTTCTTCATCATTTTTAGAACACCTTTAATCATCATCGTAGTTTGGTCTTCTCCGAGACCACCGAGATACGTAATATACATAATTTTACGCAACAACTTCATTTGGGTTAGCTTGTCGTCTAGTTCAAACAACGCGTTCAGATTAGCATTATCAATGAATTCATCAATATCATCATAGATAATTTCCTCAACTGAAACCGCTTCTTCACTAGGTTTCTTAGCAAATCCATCTAAAAGTTCCACATCAAATTTGTTATCAGTGTACTCAGTGATTCCGTTTACGATTTTTTTCTACATTTGACATAACAATGTCCTCCTTAAAATAATTCTTAGGGATGTCTCCCTATTATACACCTGGATAAAAATAAAGAGCATCAGCAAACACTGAGCTCCTAGAAAACAGACATTCTCTTCATAATTTCTTCAGTATCCTTTTTAATTTCCTTGATTTTTAAATCGTGTTTTCTCATAATTTCGTTGAGTCCCTCATTAAAATCTTCTTCAAAAAGTTCATTAAAATTTTTCATATTAACATCCTCTCTTTCTATTATACGAGAGGTAAAAAGAAAGAGCCCTGGTAAGAACTCTTTAACTTTTAACTAAAAAATAAATTTCTTATCGAACTCTTTCGGAATATCATTTGATTCCAAAGCTTGCTCAAACAACCTCAATCGTCGTTCCAAGATATCTAAATATTGATACATGGCTGATAGTTGTTCTTTAAGTAGCTCTTTGTGTTTTTCTGAGATATTATTATTCTTATCAAGATTAGCAACAGTGCGTTCAAGACGTTCGACTTTCTTTTTAAGCTCGTCTCGTTCTTCTTCAACGCGTTTAACAACTAGTTTAATAGCATCCATAATAAATCCTTTCTACATATTAGGCGAGATCTTAATTGTTTTATCGCTAGCAAGATACTTCAAATCACCTTCATAAGTGAATGATTCTAATCCATCTAGACTGTACCATACTGAACGTAGTCGTCCAACATTGTCAATCATTTCAAGAAACATAATAGAATCTTTTGTAACAAGAACATCACTTGCTACTTGCACAATTTCAGTAGTCTTACCAATATAACGAAGTACAAGCTTCTTACCTGTAATCTTCTTAGCCGCCGTGGTTGCTTCCATTTCCATTTCCTTTCAAACTAATAGGTGTGTTTCTTAAATGCAAGAGTAAGTCCAGCAATACCAGCAGTAATAACTACAAGGCCGAGAGTAGTAGTATTACCTTCTTTTTCACCAGTTTTAGGTAATTCGCCACCATAAACGCCCATATATACCACCTCAGATGGCTCAGAATCGTTTTTATAAGACACAGTGATAGTCTCTACATCTTTAGTCTTCGGAGCGTCTACGGGCTTGTTAGGCGTGTTTTCTGGCGTGTTAGGTTTAACTGGTTCGTTAGGTGTTGTTTTTGTTGGCTCTTCTGGAATTTCCAACTCTGGCAAATACAAAACTGGAGCGTCATTTGGAACTACTCCACCTTCGAATGGCGGTAGTTCACGTTCTTCTGGGATACCAGGGATTCCGCCTTGGAATTCTGGTTTATAGTGCACTGGTGCTTCATTTGGTACTGTACCACCGTTCCATTCTGGAATATCTACTTTCGGAGCTTCATTAGGAATCTCGTAAGTAGGCTCTGGCTTATTTTCACCACTAGCGTCACCTTTTCCTCCTACGAGTTGTACATAACTATATGAAGTAGCTCCATCTGTTTCTGCTTTCAACTCGATTTTGTTAGTTGGATTAACTGAATCCTTAACTGTATTAACAAGTTTAGTCTTGTAGTTGATGTAGATCATTTGATCCAATCGATCCATCTTGATAGTAAAGCCATGATCTGACTTACTGATAGATTTAACTAAATCCATAGCCGAACCTTTGTCAATCCATGGATCAACACTTTCAATGTTTTTAACTTCGAAAAAGTTATCAATTAACTTTTGATTCTCTGACATCTCGTCAATGATACTAACATAGTTGAGTACTCTCTTAGCGTAATTAACACGAGCAGTCCAGTTAATCACGGTTGGATCATCTTTATCTTGTGACCCCCATTTTGCAAGCAACTCATCTTTACCGATGACTTGTTCTTTTCCGATAGTTGTAGATACAACTGTACCATTAAAGTTAACATTTACTGGTTTACCGCTTTCAACCTTGTCCGTCCATTGAGCATCCAATTTAAGGCTCATTTGCTTGTTGAGTGGGTGTGTTGTGAAGTAGTTGTTAAATACGGTAGTTACTTTGTTAGTGATAGCATCTGCTGTAGCTTTACCGACAACTGCTTTCTCTGGGTTATACACATCAAAATCATAAGAGGTTTGGAATTTCACCTCTTCAGGCAAGTCAAAAGTAACTTTGTCGCCTTCATTCACTTGGATGTCGTCAGGAATATGGATATCCTTGTACTCGACTTCGAATGGTGAGTATTTGCCAGTTCCATTAGGGAAACTAACCTCAACATTAGGATTTTCAACAGTGATTGTGTCGCCCTCTTTAGTAATTGTAGTCGCTGGAGTAGTTTCGGTAGTTGTTACCGGTGTAGTCTCTGCAACGGCTGGAGTTTCAGCTGCAGGTTGAGGTGCTTCTGTATTTGTTACTGGTGTTTCTACCACTGTTTCAGACGGTGTGACAGTAACATTCCCAGCATTATCTGCTGTATAAACGTTTGACACTGCTGGTTGAGTGTCTGCCACTGGTTGAGTAGTTTCATCTGCTGATACCGCGCCAGCTCTGATAAACAATGTTGTGGCAAGTGTCACTGCACCACAAAGCCCATAAGCTTTAGTTTTAATGTAGCTAGTTTTTGTAGTTGGTTGTGTGTTAAATTTTTTCATGATAGGTCTCCTTAATTAAATTTGGGTATTTTTTTTTTTGTTTAATCTTTTTTTTCTTATCCGCCGTGACTATCGCCTTTCAAATCAATAGGTGTGTTAGCATCGCCGTGTTCAACCTTAATTGTAGGTGAGTCTTTTTCGTTGTAATAAATACGATAGACAACCACCTGGTTTTTGGGTAGTTCAGATTTAGCGCTGAGCGGTTCTTTTACCTGCTTTCCTTTTTGTTGTGTAATACCTGTAGAGATAACACAAACAACAGTACACAATAAGCATAATGTTACACATAATACTTGAGTTAATCCTTTACTTTTTAGCAGTTTCATTACGATATTTCCTTTCCTCCTCAATTCCTTGAAGCCATACAGCAGTCATTACTGCATAATTAGCCATATCAAGAAGAGTATCAGCAAGAGACTCACTAACCCTTCCCCCAATATCCATTCTAGTAAGCGTCCGCAAACGATTATACTTATCGCCAATACGAATAACGCCAGCAACTGTTCCAAAATCATTTAAACTCTCCTCAAAGCTACCACCATAATCATGGTTTTTGTCTACAAACGTTTGATTTAATTTTCGATACGCATCAAACATAGTTTGTGGGTTAATCAAATCAGTCGGCAAGATTTCACCTGCAATAAAATTACAAGCATCATCTTTAGGGTCTTCCAACCATTTACGGCGTTCTTCAATATAATCCGTAAGGTTGTCTTTTTTCTTTGTCATTTCAATTCCTCCTTAAGACAAATAAAGTGTAGAGATTATAATCTCTGTAAAGCATACTAACGACCATTTGGAACATAATTTATTTTTAGGATTAAAATATTATTTCATAAGAGGTACATATATAATGTCTAATGGTAAATCGTTTTCATAGGGAAATAGGGAATAATAAGAAGTTAATTATTGGCCGCTAGTATACTCAACAGAGAGCATAGCTCTCCGCAACTCAAATATGATGGACTGGTCTTTGCGGTCTCAATCCATCGACACACGATATAGAATAATAAAATAGTAAAGTTCTTAGCAAGCCGATTCTTACTAAGAGAGAGCATGATACTCTCTGCAGAACACACAATCATAGACCTGTTTTGTATAATTTTGAATGTAGAAAGAAGGAAAATTATTATATAAAAAAGGACATTGAAAAATGAAAAGTTGGACTGAATTTTTAACTAACTATATTTAATTTGGAGATGTTATGAAATAAAAAGTTAATTCGTCTACAATTGTGTGCTCAACAGAAAGTATCACCCATGACTGTGATATTCTGTATTGCTAGTCGAATCTAAAACCCACTTTAGGATGAAAATTTTGTTTTACTTTCTTTTTAGCTTGTTGGCTATTATTTTGGCTTGTAGGAAATAGCCCAAGATTGTTCTAGCAATGTTGAAAAGAGTATTAAGTGTTGTTAAGATATACATTGTTTTCTAAATTTCGTTTAAGTTGCTATACACTATTTATAACACGCAGGTGTAATAGTTGCGTCGAGGTGATATACTACTTTCAGTTTTCTAGCTTGCACAACTTAAAGAAATCCTTTAATTATTTTCTAAATTTATTTTTGCGAAATTTTTGTCGGGTTTGTCATGGTAGGCCCAAAATAAAAAGAAGAGAACGACATCTAAGTCATCCTCCTCTCTATTATACACCTGGAAAATAAAAAGTTTTATTTAAATCCCTGCATGCGACGTTCAATACGAACGCCTTCAATAACATTAGACATAGATACAATCTGATTCATGATTGCACGTACATCTTTAGGGTCTGGACTATCGATATCCATTGCACCGAGTTGATACAATCGACATTCGAATGATAGGTCTTCTGGTTTTTTGTCATATTCCAAACAGAACAACGCACAATAAATCCAGAGTTGTTTAAACGATGGTTTAGATACACCAGTCTTCAAGTCATGAACTTGTAAGTGTTTCTTCTCCTCATCGTAGTAAATAGCATCAGCAGTACCAAAACACTCGTCAGAGTAATACAACAATACTTCAGACGACATTGGTTCATCAAACATTGTGAGAGCGTCAATAACGAATTGGTTAAGAGCGTTCTCGTTGTTCTCAGGCATGATGCTATACAATATCATATTGGATGCTAGTTCGTGCATTTTAGTTCCGTCTTCCTTAGAATAGTTATTCCAAGTTACACGACGCATCTTATCAGGATCATAGTTCAACCAATGATATCCTGATGGGCTAAGTGTCGCATGGCGTCCTTCTAATCGCCAGTGGTCATTCCATTCCATTTAATATCCTCTCTGTAGTGAATAGTTGTGTTGATTTGGGTCTGCTTCCATTGGTGTTTCAAGAGTCTGAGTAACGTTCATAACTCCAACTTCCCAGCCAACGCTGTTGATATAATACTTATCGTCAGTATCCTTCTTAATGTTAATAGTAACACGACGGTTTTCTTCGGCAACCTTTTCAATAACGGTCTTCATTTCAGCTACAATAGCATCACGGAAGGTACCAAAGGTTTGTCCAGAACCATCTTTAATCTTGAGAGTTCCAGCAATGGTTTTGTTAGCGTCATAGACACCATCAAGGATAATAGGCGCATTAACCATACGGAAGTTGATTTCTCCATTGTCTTGTTTAACCCAGCGTTCCATCAACATAGGTTCATAACCTTCACTATTCTTGATAAACTGAGCAGCATTCAAACAACCATTCAAATCAACGTCATCAAAACCGTAGTTCTTGATATACATAGCTTCAGCATATCCAATAACTAGTTTAAAATCGTTTTTATCAAATGTAGCAGTCATAATAACTCCTTAATATTTAAAACGGTTAGTGAAATGTTTATAGTATTCAGCAGCATTATGGAATAGATTACCAGCACGATATTCAACAATGTCACTAGACTTATTGTAAGTGAAATATGGTGCAGGGAATGTTACTTCAGAGAATTCTTTACCATCAAGACTCATATTATCAGCTCCTTGAGATACAGATTGTCCTGTAATACGTTGCAAAGCTTTCATAACGTCACTATCACAAGTGTAATCAAATACAAATCCAGGAATATAAGGTTGTTCGATTTGGTTTGTACTAGTGGTGTAGTCTGGTTGGTATGTAGATGCACGTGTAACATTGATGATTGTGTTAAAGTTAGCTAGATATTTAAACGTCTTACGAGCATTATCGTGCTGAGCAGGTTCATCAGTCTTAACAAGGATTAGGAATTCGTCTTGTAAATCGTTAATCTTTCGTTGAATATGATCAAGCCCCATATCAAGCACTTCAACAACACTTTGCGTGTATGGTTTTTGGTACATCGCGTAGTATTTAGTTTCCAGGTCAATACTATCTGTGATAGAGTCCAACACCGAGTGGTCAATATGAGTTTGTTCTTTTTGGATTTCCATCCATTGCTTAGTATCTTCTAGAGAAAGGTTGTCATACACAGACCATTTGTCACTGTTATAAGGTGTTTCAAAGTCTGTAAATGGAACGTAGTTACCATTCTTCATTACAGCAATGTAACCTACAGGTAGAGCAGCGTATCCAGAAAATGCTGTATCGTAGAGGTTCATAATTCCTCCACGTTCACCACGAGCTCCTGCTGGAGTTGGGTCATTCAAATCGCTACCATCGTTAGCAAGAACAGGTTTACGATATCCAAACCCAAGCGCATACTTAGGAATGAACATAAGGATTGAGTCCAAATCCACAATACTTGACATTGAAATGTCTTTTTTATCTTTTGTTTCGATATCCCACGCATAGTTAGTTAGTTTTAGTTTCATTTAATTTCTCCTTAGTAAACTCAAGCCCGTAATACTTCTTAGCAAAGGCTGAGTTATTGAATGCTTTCTTGTTCTCAATCGCCACCATGATACGTTTATCAATGACAGCATCGGACAAGAAGTAATAGTAATATAAATCTTTATACGAAGTGTTAAGGCGGTCTATACGACCTTCAGCTTGTTCCATCTTGCGGTAAGACGAGTTAAGTGACCAGAACACCATACAGTTAGTTGTAATACAATTCCAAGCCTCAGCAGCATTGTACTGGACAATATACCACCATTTATCCCCAGTTGGTACATTCTCGTGCTTCATTCTATTCCAAGCAGCCCATTTCATACCTATCTTCTCTGCTTGTTCAACAATCATCTCATACTCGTAAGTGTAGTTGTAGAACACAATAATTCTATCATATCTTTCAGTTAGTTCTAACAACAATATAGCACGAGTTGGACTTGTATTAACAACACGTCTTAGACAATGTGTGAATTCCGATGCATTCTGAATAGGCATACCTGTGTCGTAATTAAATCGTTCTTTAACAATCAGGTTATACTTATCCACGTTGTAATATGCATGCTTAACAGACTTGTGTCTTACTGTCTTACGTTTATCGTCCATCTTAACAAGTATCTGTTCGCGTAAAGCATTTAGTTTACCCGTACCAACATATCGCTGTACTGCGGGGAACTTCACATGCGGATTCCAGATAACGTGTTGATTACAGAAGTCAGTCTTGTGTTTATAAAACCCATTAGCACAAAACAGAGGAACGTAATCCATCCATACGTCTCCTGGAGTAGCACTTGTCATTATCCAAGCGTTGTTATTAAACCTTGCTAGATGTATGAATGTTCTAGCCCATTTACCATACCCGATAGCTCGTTGTTCATCAAAGATAATACAAGCGTCTCTCACCTTCTTGTATTTCTCAATGTTATTCCAGCTATCAACCATATATCTATCTTCACTAATACCACAAGCCTCAATAGACTCATGCCAATCTGGTTTTGTATGTCCCTTCTTAACCATATCACGCGCAGACGGAGTTGTGATTACCAACAATGGTCTATCTGGATAGTTCTTTAAATACCAGAATATAGACACGAATGTTTTTCCCGAACCAACTCCACCTACAAGGACATTACCGCTGGATAGTTTGTTTAAAGCTATTTCTTGGTCTTCGTATAATTCGATTTCACCAAATTTAATCGCCATAGATAACCTTGTACATATCTTTAGCTTGTTCTACTGTGACTTCAGGAATATAGTTATCATCTTCCTTGATAAATAGATTATCAGCCTCAGACCAAACAAACCCGAACGAAATCATCAATCTTTCATACTTATAAAAATCGTCCATAGTTCTCCTCTCTATTGGGCGAATCTCTCGACATGGCCCGTCGGATTAGAATAGAAACTCTTTTAATGCTTCAAGAACTTCTATCTCGTTTTCAGGATATATAAACCTAGCAAAACCAAACTCCTCATTCAGAGTCTTAATATACCATTCTTGATTAGGTCTTGCTGGTGCTTTACTATCCTTTTTAAATTCAAGAAATGCGACCTTACCTTTGTAGAATACAACACGGTCTGGGAATCCTTGTATAATATTCGGGTCATTCTTTTGTACCCAAATATGGTCATCCCATTTCCGTATAGTAGCGCATACTCTACGCTCTAGATATGATTCTAAAGGCATTAGTCAAATGGGAGTTCTGGTTCATCAGCAGTGTCTTGACCAAGTACGTATTTTTGGTAGAACTCGTCTCCACCACCTGAATATGGTTCTGTGTGGAAGTAGATTGCATTCAAATACAAGTTGAACCCTGACTTGTTTTGATAATGCCATTCATATACAGATGCTACAACGTCAGCATGTTTGTAAAACATAGTGTCAAGAGATGCAAGTGAAGATTGGTGAGAGTTATCAATACGAACTGCATTACCTGTTGAGTCATCAATTAGATAAATCTTAACGAAGTCTTTTACTGGTTCGTTAGGTTTGTTTGTGACTTTAATTTGGATATAATGTTTAGTTACAAAGTTTGCAAGATATTGGTCGTATGGTTCAGTCCATTCATTCTGTTTGGCAACTTCTTCATAGCGAGCAAGGTCCATTGGTTGTGTTTGTTTAACATTAAAACCATATTCAATAAGGTCTTGTACCAAGTCTTCATCTTCGATATCTACGCAGAACGTGCGTTTGTCCGCAAAACCATCGCGGTTAATTCCTGCAAAGTTACGAAAACGAAGACGTGAATGTGGGAATGAAATTTTGTTGTTGTTGATTGTAAGTGTCATGATGTTAGTTTCCTTTCTTTCTGTTGTGGTTGTAAGGAGAGTCTTCAGGGACTCTATCCTCACCCCACGAGTTTGCTAGTAATGCCGTGTCGAGTTTCTTGTGATTGTTGACATAGCGTCCATATTTACGTTTTACTAATAGCGAATAAATATCACGTCGAACCTCATAATCAGACATCTTCGACATGAATGAGTTTGTGTTAGGGTCATATAAAAATGAACCCAATAGTTCAGGGTGATTGTACAAATAGTTTGCACAACGAGATATAGGTAACTCTTTTAGATAGCGTACAGTCTTGTTGAATATATTATGACTCTTACCATCTAACAAGTTAGGATTACGTAGGATTACTTCAAGGTCTCCCTCACAAGCATGTATATAGTATGTAATATCATCAACAGATAATCCATATGTTGGATAATACTCACAGTCCATAATGGTTTTAAATTCGTTGGTATCTCTATTCCAATTTTTTATAGCGCCAGTTTTATCATTTCCATACTTGTTGTTAATCCAGTTTGTGTTACCAAATAAGTCTCGCTCCCTTTTGCATCGTTCGCCTAATATACGTTTACCTCCTCCTTGGACGATACGTCGCATAGGCTGGAGCTCTTTGATTATCATGGAATAATCTCCTCGTAATAATATCCAGAAGAATACTTGACTTTAACGAACGAACCCCCAGACGTTTTAGTCGAATCAATGTATACTTTCTCTTTGTTTGTAGGTCTTGAAGTTGTAGATGCATACAAGACGTAGTTATCATCTCCACGGAATAATACAGATTTGTGACTGTCTTCAACATCAATAGCCTCAATCTCTACAGAGAAATTTCCACCAGTATCTTTAATCTTTTGTCGAATGTAATCATCAATCTTGAAATATCCTTGGAATAAATATAAACGTTTATTCCCAGCACCAAGTTCAAATCTACATGCATCTTCCACAACACTTTCTTGTGTGTGTAGTGATTGTTGATAGTCGAACTCTAGTGATGACATATCTGCCTTGTTTCTACAAATATGAATAAAAGTCCTATAGTCTGAGACTACATTGTATAGTTCATCAAACGGTCGCGGGTGTAATTTATCTGGAATATTATACAGATATCTATGTGATAAAATCATAGTTTACCTTCTTTCTTTAATTGTTGTACTCTGCGATATATCGTACTAGGACTGACATTGAAATAGTCAGCACACTTAGCATCAGACATACCTACCATCTTTAACGATAGTAGTTCATCCATATCGACATGTGCTCGATTACGTTTAGATTCCATGTGAGGTTTCATGATGTTAATTAAACGAACAATATCTTTATCATCCATCAACAATCACCTCACGCATACCAATCCAAATCTTGTTGTACGTAAACTCAGATGATTTGACAAACTCTTTAAGTTCGTCCTCATCTTTACAAGGTATCGCAGAGATTTCGCGTACAGCATTCACGTTAATACTAATCTTACTTTTATCGTCTAAATCCAGAACAATGAAAGGTTGTTGTAAAGGTGAAAGCTCATACGCTTGTGTTAGTCTTTTTAGACTTCGTTTAGGCATTGCAAGTTGAAATACTTTAATACCTGTTGTGTTTTCATCATCACCAGCTTGTGCTTGGCTTACTGTAACTAGATAAAGGATAGGAGACCTAATCCTCTCTAGAAAGTTAAACAACCATTTCTTCATTGTTCTTCCTTTCAAACATAGTACCTTTGAACATGATATTACCATCACCTACTGCGTAAATAGCATCAACTGCTTTAGCACGTAAGTCGTTGTAATACATCATATCGACATCTTCAATATCTTTAAACTCGTCCCAGAGCTTCCATTTATATCCAGAACATCCTGTAAGAGCTGATGGTTTGTCGATGACGTATTTCTCGAAGTTAGAGTCAATAATCTCCTGAACAACTTCAGGTTCAACCTTAACCTCTTTAGCAATACGCTCAATACGACGTTGTTCAATCTCTTGAGGTGTTCCTACTTGGTCGCGTTTAGGTAAGTAATTCAAGATACCTTTATCATAACGCAACTTAACAGACGGTGAAATGTTTGTAGGACGTTTAACAATAGCCTCTCCACCAGTACGAGATGGATAAATATAAGCATTCTTACCTACAAACTTGTTACCAATAAAGATAGATCCACCATTAGCTTGTTTAAGCATAGCGAATTCTTCTGGTAAAACTTCTTCGTGAGTGAATAAGGTCTTCTTGACATATGGTATAGCGAATTGAGTACCAACTGCTTCCCATTTACCTCTCTCTTTCTCAGGCCATCCGATTTGTGCAATAAGTACAGCATCATTAACCAAAGCCATACGGTCATACGTATGTTCATGGTCGAACTCATATTTATATTCACGAGCTCGTTTCATACAATAATCAATGATAGCTTGGTCGCCATTGGCAATCTTGATTGAGTCGGTCTTAATATGAACAACCTCATATCCCATTGCTTGTACTTCGTGTTTAAGTTGTACCATAAATAAGGCACCACGTTTGGCAATACAGTTGTCAATATTACGAGGGTCTTTAAAGATATTAGGATATGGCGCAGAAGTCATGCCGTAAATAAGGTTTACAACAATCTTAAGAGCATGTGCAAGACCAAAAGCCTCTGCTGCTTTTTCCAAGAACGGTTGCAGTTTATTACCGAACGCCTTATCTACTTCATCAAACGCCTTCTTAGCATCCTCGATACGACCTTCTTTAATAGCCACACGCATTTCTACAACGGCCATAAATCGTCCTGTATATTTACCAAAATAATTCATAGCTCCTAGACTGTGTGGGTGCATTGATTTGATATCCAACACTACAACACGTCTATAAACACCTGGTTTAGCAAATACATATCCACCTTCAGATGTGGCTTCGCCCATGTATGTTGATTTAGGATTAGCATATGGATCGTATTTATAACCAGGGAACTCTTTAGACAAGTCGTACCAATTAAATTGGTCTTGAGGATTCTTATCATCACCAAATAAGAATTTGGCGGCAAGAGTCTGGTTTTTGTTGATAGGTGGTAGTCCTGTCAGAGTACATAGAATCTTACGAGCTGTAAATGCATCTTGTGTAAGATGATATTTCCACAAGAACTCAGTCGCACCTACGTCGTTCATACAATACTTACCAGCACGCCCCCAGTGTTCTTTAGCTAAAGGTTTGTCCCAAGGGAACTCGAACTCATCGTGAGGATATCCAATCTTGATTTCCCATTTCTTAAGACTCATCTTAATATCATGAAACTCGTAGATATCAGCATAGTCAATAGAATATGCAGGTCCACGTTTGCCTGGGTTCTTAGCTCGTGGTCCGTCAATAATCATTTGTGACTGATTAAAGATTTCGATAGGTTTCTTACCACAATATATGTCATAGAAAATATGAACATCGTAGTCGAGGTTGTTAAACCCTACACGAGCCTTATTCATGATAGATGCACACATTGCTGGGGTTGGATTATACCATACACCAATATTGTTATCTGGACTTGTCCAAGACTCACCAGACTCCCAGACTTCATCAGGAATAGAGTCAAACAATTGTTTGTGTGCAATCTTAGGGTCTTCAGACAATGTCCCATCGTATCGCTTGAAACAAAGAATATTCAAGTTAGGATATACTTCAAAGTCATAGAAGTAAATATCTTCTTCTGGAACGAATAACGATTTAGATTGTGTTACTGGTTCGTCTTCGATAGTTTTCCAGTTGATAGACGCCCATACTTTGTAAGCATTCTCACGTTGGTGAGAACTACTCATTGCAAAGTCTTTAACCTTGTACTTCATATCAGACAAGTCATATTTAAGATCTTGTTCTTCTGCATCTTTCATGGCTTTAGCAATAAAGTCTACTTCTGGTTTTGTAGCACCATGATGCTCTTTATTTAAACATTTCTCAATGAAACCTCGTAGACTTGCACTAGTCCATACAATATCCTCTACATCTTTAAACACTTGTTCATCCTTTCTTAAAGGAAGACCAGAAGAGATATGAGCAATAAACTCATTATTAGATTTGGTATATTTACGACGAAGACTTGTATGACCTGTGAATTTTTTAATCTCAATTCCAGGTTCGATCTCATTAGCTAAGTCCTCAACATTACCCTCGTAAATATAATGAAGGTGGATACCTCCTCCAGACTTAGATACTTCAGTATAAGTCTTAGGATATAGAGATGCTTTAGCCAAGTTCATAGATAAGTCTTTTTCACCCTTGTCGTTCTTCAAATCAAAATCAATGACAATGTGATTGTATGGGACACGTACAAAGTGCAATCTTGTTGGGTCTAGGTCGCTCAAGACTGTAGTACAGTTATCCCATTTACGCATCGGTATACCATCTTCTGTAGCGTATTGTGCAGGTACATCGTGATATTCTACATCAAACACGTTGTCCTCCTTGTTGTGTTCAGTTAATTCAATAACTGGTTGTTCTTTCTTTTCTTCCCTAGCTTTTTGATGTTTTTCTTTCAACAATTCAGGGAATACTTTTTCTCGGTTCAAATCACTGTACCAGTTACGGACAATAGATCCGTCTGGCATTTCATGTTTGTCCTCAAACTTATTGAAATATAAAGTTAAGTCAGATTCCAACTTACGTTTGACACCAGTTGTGTTCCAACCAATATCTTCCAAGAACGACTCGAACATAGATGCTGCTTGTTTAAAGCTAACACCATGTTCTAACTCCTCGTAATACTCACGCAAGAATTTAAATACTTTATCAGAGTACTCGATGATATTAGTATCCACATCTTCTGCGTAGTAGTCTGCACCCATGTCATTAAACTTATCAATACACAATTGCGCAATTTGTGGTACTTCAAATTTAATAGAGTTCATGAGTTGTTTATATCGTGTATAATCTACCTTATTTCTTGTAGGTGATACAACGAGAGCACGACGAGTAATACCTGAGTCGGCATTATGTAATTTGAATCGTTCATTAGAGGCTGTGATAAGAAGACCATTAAAGATAACAGGATAACCTTGTTTGTAAAGCTTACGAATAATCACTGGTTCGTGTGCTGTAAGTTTCAACAAGTTCTGTTCATTTGTAATCTTACTTAAATCACTATCGGTATCCATCAATACTGGAACTTCTTTAACGTCTGCAGTTGCAAACTCAGAAGAACTTGTAAATCCGCGTAAATCAATAGGTGCTTGGTAATCTCCGATAATGAGTTCCAACACCTTAAGAATTGTAGATTTACCTGAACCTTTTGGTCCGTAGATGAATAAGAACTTATGAATATCAGGCATACTTCCTGTCAGTAGTGCACCCATAGCCCACAATATCTTATCTAGTTCTTCCTTGTCATACAATACATTAAAGAGTTCACTAAATGCCTCAGTCTTACCTTCTGTTGGGTCATAAGGTAATTTGTAAGTTGAGTAATCTTCTTTCTTAACTTCGTCAGAGAGAAAGAATATGTTGTTGTTAAATGTCTTATCATCTTCAGATTTAAAACGGTTAACATAGTCGTCAAATCGCTTCATAGCACCCGAAGAATGATGTTGCATTAGGTGTGAGGATACATCAATACCAGGGTTGAGCGAACGTACTGCTGATGTGTAATTTGTAATAAGTTTATCAATATACTCAAATAAGCCTTTATGTCCTAGTATCCATTGTTCGCCTGTCCACCAACCTGTGACGGTTCCACCTTTAACAACAATATCATCGTTTTTAATGAAATTAAAATCTGAATATACAACATATTTATTTTTCTTAGTCTCTCCAACTACAAATTCTAAGAAGTCTGGAACAAACCCTAAGTCACTTCTGTTAGGGGTAATCATTGTTCTCCTTACATTTCGATATGTGTAATCTTGTCAAGGAATATCATCTTACCATCACCATAGTAATATGTACTCCCATCGTTAGCTGCTTTGCGGAAATTCATATATTCTACAGAGTTTAAATGTAACGGAGTCCAATCTCCATTAACAAAATAAACTCTCATAGCATAGACTCCTTCTGGTCCTGGTGTAGCCATACTTATACCTCATCCATATTATCATATAGATAATTGTTGAAATCATTGATTTCGTTTCGGATAGCATTCTTGGCGTCGTCCATTACAAACCAACCAATGTTGTCTTCGTTGATTGCTAGGACGCCATAACCATATCCAGTACGCAAGTTATGATTGAACGCGTCTTTAATACGGTCAAAGATCATACTTGCATTTGTGTCTGGGTCAAATACATCAAGCTGTTGTAGCATGATAGCAGCAATTTCAAGTTTACTAATTTCGTCATATTCTTGTGCAAGGAAATCAACAGTATTAGCAATGAAGTTACCGTAAGTAACAAAATCGCTATACACTGTTCCAGTTCCAAAGAAGTTTTCAAGTTGTTCAAGCATCTTCAAGCGGAATTGTTCATCGTCATCGTACCACAAGTCAGGGTCAATTGGATGATCGAACATTTCGTACATTTGCTTGATAATATCTTGTGTAGAGATATTGGCAGTGTCGTAATGACCTAGATTATAGAAATCACGAGTCCACTCACGATATTGGTCTGCATCAACACGACTAGCCTCTTCCACAATACTAGCTAAGATACTATCTTTGTAAATAGAAAATGCTTGAGGGCTATTCGCATCAATTTTCATATCATCTACCTCAATAATTTTTTCTTCACGTTGGTTAACTTCAAACTGTTGTAGAAACTCATCACGTTTCTCAGTTTGCTTATTGACATCATTTACAATGGTCTTCACTTCTTCAACCTGTTCCACTGGTGCTGGCCCAGTTACAGTTGGTTGATATAAAGAAACAACCTTGGATTTTTTAGGTTGCTCTTCTTCTACTTCTAGTTTTACTTCCATAACTTCGACATTTGTATATTTGTCAAGAGCATTGTTAAGCTCTACGAGTTTTTCATTCAAAACATCTAGTTGTTCTTCTAACTCTTTGTTAGATTTCCATTGTAAATAATTATAGATTAGGGCAGTAGTAGAAACTGCGCCCAATCCAATAATTGCTAGTAATGATTTTTTATTCATTGTGTTATCCTTTCTAAAGCCCGAATCTCACGACATGAGGCCTCTTCTTATATCAGTGCTTGTCGTTGTTTAACATCGCCTGTTAGCAGCACGACCTCAGCTTTACTGTCTAATATAAGGTTTATTATCCTTTAGTTGCGTAGTAATCGTAGTGTGGTGCACGAGCGAATGATACGAAGAAACGGTCTTTCTTGAATACAACACCGTCTTCTTCTACAGTCACCGGTACAACCTCAACACGACAGTCGAATGAACCAGACGCACTACCTGCAGACCACACCATGTCACGTGCACGTTTATAGTCTACTGGCGCAGCATCGCGGTGAGATGCAAGTGATTCTTTTGGAATACCGAATGCAAGGAATACATCACGCAATGTCACGTATCCTTGTTCGTTTTCGGCACGATAAATACCAACACGTTCAGCCAATGTATCGCTGTCTCGAGCTTCAGGATTACCATCGTTCAATACACGCATTACTGCTGATTCAAGAATGCCGTAATCATATTCTCCGCCTTCACGCAAGTCACTCAACAATGGACTTGCTTCAACGAAGAACCCTGCCTCAGATACAAGACTAGGTTTTCTGATTGTATCCACAAGTACTGGTTTCTTTTTCTTAGCTTCATCTTTGTTTTCAGGCACGCGTTCAAGTTCTTGTGTGATTTGTGTTGCCATTTCTGGATGGTTTTCTTTCAACCATTCTTTGTATTTGTCAAGCTTGCTTGAGAGTGTGTTGTAAGCGAGTGTTGTAGCTGCAAGACGTTGTGATAAAATACGTTGTCCATTGAGGATCAAAAGGCTTGATGCTGTAGCTCCTAGAACTGGGCCTGTTACAGCTTTAGCAATAGTTTTAACACCATTAGCTGTAGATGCTCCTTCTTCTCCTGCTTTAGCACGCTCAAGTTCTTCAACACCTGCTTCAATTGCAGGACGAGCTTGATACAACATATATGCAGATGCGCCTAGACCGATAAGACCTACACCGGTACAAATATAAGGACTGTTACGACGTCCCCAACGCACTACTCCATGATATACACGAGTTACTTTTACTGGTACTTTGAATTTCATAATATTTTAGATCCTTTTTTATTTTGGCATTTCAACAATGAGGTTTTTAAACCCAGCTTGTTTGTGAAGATATTCTTTGGCTACGTCTACCAAATATGGCACAACACCAAAGCAAATAACTTTAACGACTTTCATAACTTTCTTTTTGTTCCAATTCTTAAACATAATAATATCCTTTCTAAACGTTTGTGATTGGTGGTAGTGTAATAATATAGTATCCATTAGGGTTACGTGCAGTACGGGCTCCTTTAAGATCAACCCATCCTATATTATTATCTGTATATGTTATATTAACACCAGCTTTATCTGCACCTGAAATTGAATAATAATCACATACAGACACATAACCTTGGTCAACAATATATTGACGCATTATGTCTAATACGTATTCTGCATCAGCTTGAGTATAGTGTTCAATTTGTGTATACTCATGACGTGGCACAGGTGCTGGTTGTTGTTGACGCTGACGTGTATTTCCCATTTGATTATAAGGAACACGATTTGCGTGTTGTTGTAAACCATTACGAGCACCTGCTACAGCACCACGACCTGCAGCATTAATCCAATTCCCACCATTATTACGTCCTCCGTAAATAATAGCGTTCAACGCACCTTGACTTGCATTATATAACATGTCTTTAGATGCAGGTATAATAGAATTAATAAACGTGTCGTGTGCGAGTTGTTTAAATCCTCCTTCTGGCGTTAGGGCAATCACTGCTCGTTTGAACAATGATTTCTTTTTGATAGGGACTGGTTTAACTTCCCTTACTTCTACCTTCTCAGTAACCTCAACAGTTTCCTGAGTTTCCGCTGGTTCTTGAACTTTAGTCTCTTCTTGACTAGGTTCAATTTTGTCGTAGTCTTTACCCATTGGGTACCTCCTAAAAAAAATTAGAGACGGTAGCGTCTAGATTGTGATGGGACTCGAACCCACCGTCCGCATTAAATCTGTCGCTCTACCTCTGAGCTTACAATCTTAGACATAACCATCTCTATTATACAAGTGGAAATTATTTTGCTTGTTTGACCAAATCAAACTGAATAATCCAAACACCTTCATCGTTGTGAAAATGAGAAGATGTGGCATACAAACGATTGTATGTTGTTTTTAATTTAGATTTAAGAAAGACTGCAATATCATTTACACAATCTTTCTCCTCTTCAACACCATATTCACTAAATGGTTCGAATTGATAAATCCATAGATCTTCAATTTCATATAATAGTCCATCAACAATATGTTTATCGTTGATTAGTAATTTGTTATTAACCAGCATTTTAATATCATTGCTAGGAATATAAGAATTCATAATATATCTCCTTCAATTGTAAATTTACTATCAGCAAATCCGTTGTCAATAATTTGCTGGTCTACATTTGTTACTTTACCAATAAAATCAACATTCTCCAAAATATCACGAAAATGGATAACGAAATCGTTTTGAATTAACCCTAGGTTAAATGCATCAGCTTGTGGGTCATCAAATAAATCATCAATCTCAATTCGGAATGTGTGCCCATTGGCGAACATTGTGTATTGATAGAGCGTTCCATCAATTTCAAATCGTCTCATAAACTTCTATGATAGATACGTGCATATTTACACCCATCTTTCCTTTCATTATCTTGATATAACTCGTCCTCTTCATCAAGAATACGATATCCTTGTTTAAGAAGTGAGTCTTGTGCATCCTTGTAATTTGTAAATAGTTTATCTATAATATATCCGTCTTCTGGATATTCACCTTCACGTACTGTTACATAAACCCTCATACAATCCTCCAAAAAAAAAAAAAAGGAAGAGCCATAAACTCTTCACTAATAAAATCAGAATTTTTCGCCATCAATTTTCTTGTTGATGACCTTTTTTGTAAAGTCATTGATAAAGTTACCCTCGTCCGCATATAATGTGGAATAGATAACAATAATACCACTCGTGAGTCCGCTTACGACAGTCGCCCAGAATTTCCAAGCACCGTCTGAGAGCTCTTTCTTCGTTTTCACTTCTTTAACAATTACATTGTTATAATTGTTGTAAGTTTTACGAATGTTAATAGCTTCTTCAATTTGAGCTTTAAATTCTTCTTCCGTCTTAGCGTCAATCGAGATAACATTATCTGCTTTCTCCACAATCTTATTTAGAACAAGATCGTCAACTTCCTCCATAGCTTTCACCATAGGTTCCTCAACAAAGAAAATGTCTTCTGCGACATTTTTAATTTTATTTAGTAATTTCATTCTAATTACCTTCCTTTCTATAATACGGGCGGAAAATTAAGGCAAAGCGCTTGTGTGGTAGTCGTTGCCATAATCCTGTGTAGTAGTAGGTCATATCGTTGGTTTCATAGATATAATCTTTAACTAGATTTGGTTCTACTGGGTTGTTCTTATCGATATTAACAATAAGACTAAGGTCTTCATTTCGTTGTATTATTTCTTCAGAAACAATATAGTTTCCACATAATACGGGTCTTACAATTAGCTGGTCTTTTAATGTCACTTTTTATTCCTTTTCAAATAAGATTGGTATTCTGTATCCCATTGTTCGTTACGTTTGTCTAGTACATCTAGACATTGGTATTCGATATGTGGCATAAAATATAATACAATCTGTAAATTAGACATTAGCAAGTCTATTTCTTCAGGTGTACATAATTCGTTAATTATAGACATAGGATTTACAGACAATCCATACTCGTCCATATATTCATACAATTCTGTTTCGTCAGGATATGTGAATCCTGCTTCAATGTTTTCAACGTATTCCATTGTACGCTTATATAAAATCCTACAAATTTGATTATTTAGTTTTGAGGGTAATATCATTCCCATTTTATTTATCCTTTCAAAAAAAAAAGAACCCGAAGGTTCTTTCAGTTGTAACACAATTATTCTGTTTCTACAAATACAGTTTCATCATTACCGTCTATTTCTGTAAATTCTGCATCAATGATGTCTGTAGTTTTGTCATTATCTGATAAAAGGCTTTCAACAAACAACGTTCCTGCCACAGTTGCGGACGCAGTAACAACCACTGTAATGATAGTCTTTTTATAATCATTCCAAAATTCTTTTGCCGTTTTCAAACGTTTTTTCTTCTTTGGAACAAGAATATCTTTTTCTTCTTCATTAACAACAGTGTTTACTGTTTCTTCTTCTGTAGCTTCTACGTTGACTGTTTCTTCGTTTTCAACAGCATCAACAATAACTTCAGTATCTTTGATTTCTTTACCTTTTTTTGATTTAGACATAACAATGTCCTCCTTTTAATTTTTTTTTGTTCAGAGTGTTACCTCCTATTATACAGGCAGAAAAAAAAAAGGGACTTGTAAATCCCTATTCGCTATACTTCCAGAATGAACTGATTATCATCATTATAAACATGAATCCTGAAATCCCAATTGTAACTTCAAGAGGGATATTGCTATTAAAATAGCTAAATATCGCATTCTTGAGATTAATTACAAATTGATGAAAACTCTCATCATATTTATATTGTATTGTTAACCAATGCCCAACAGCATGGAATAGTATAATAGCGAATCCGTATATGATTCCCATCCCTTTGTTCTTGAATTTATTCATTTTAAAATTCCTCTCTTTCTATTATGCGAGAGGATAAAAGTGTGTTACCTTTTACAATAACACACCTAGAATATTACCAAGTCTTATCGTATCTACGTTCTAGAATACCGTAAGTTTCCCCAGTAATATCACCTATAGTAATCCAGGCTTTCTGACCGTTGTAATCAATTCGACCCCAATGGTAATCACATACAGTTGTGGTTTTATCCATCTCGTAAGTCTTGTCGATTATGGCTGTACCTACAATCTCAGCAGTCTTTGTGCAATCTGCACGAATAGGTACTGCGATCTTTGGTGTAAATTGAGTAGGGTCACCGTATATATCAATGTAGGCTTTCGACAATTCTTTTATACGTCTAATTTTTTTCATAATGCTATCAGCATAAAGGCCAGTAGCACCAGGGTTTAAAACACCAAATACACGAACATATACAGGAGCAGCACTAGTCCACCAATAACATTTTAAAGGTTTTAAGTTAGTGTCCTCGAATGTCCCTTGAATATACTTCATTTCCTCGGTATTATGCACACCTTGAATTACATTAATATCACCATTATAAAACCACAATGTACCAGGATTCCAGTTGTTAGGGTCACCCTTAATATTGAAGAAGAAACTAACAGGCATATCAATCCACCGCCTTACCTAGTTGTTCGTAAATCTTATCCAGTGCTCTCTTAATTTCACCTGTTTGAGACCCAGGTTGTAAAGTACCAAATAAACGTACATATACAGGTGCTACTTTAGCGTCCCATATATATCCTTTTAATTCGAGGCCTGTACATTCTTTATATACATCTTGAATATACTTGTGTTCTTCCCCATTGTGGATACCTTGTACTTCATTGATTGACCCATTGTAGAAATACACAGTTCCAGGATTCCAATTTCCTGGGTCGTTTTTTACATTAAATCTAAAAGACATTGCCATATTACTGCACCGCCTCTTCCAATTCTTTAATAATCTTGTCAAGCGTATCTTGAATATCTTTAGATTGAGCACCTGGATTTAACAAGGCAAATAAGTGTTTATATTCTGATTTACCTTTTTCCCAAGTATAACCTTGTAGGTCACGTTGAGCACAATCTTTGAAGATTTCTTGAATATACTTGTGTTCTTCTGAGTTGTGGATACCTTGGATTTCATTGATGGCTCCATTGTATAGATATACCGTACCTGGGTTCCAGTTCTCAGGGTCGTCCTTAATATTGAATCTGAACGCCATTGTAGGATATGCAGGTTGTGAGTTATCACCTTGTCCACCATATCCTTCGCCAATACTACCATCTTTCCAAGCTTGGTCGAGGGCATCTAAATATCCACCATTAGAGCCGTTTATACCATTACGCACACCAGACATTTGTGGTGCATATGCAGCATATCCAACTGCGGCATAATTATAAGCAGCTCCACCTTCCCTAAATAGACCAAGAGTATATCCGTTAATATCCTGCTTACCAGAACAGTTGTATCCATGTCCAGATACAAGATATGTCCAGTCGTTGAAATAGTCAGATAGTGATGCATAATGCATGTAAGTACCACCTTCTGCAGCAGGACGATAACTACCAGTTGTAACGACTACACCTGATGGACGAGTTTGAGCTCCACCAGTCATACCACCCCAGTTATTATCCACACGGGCAACATTAGATGCACCCCACCAAGACTCAACATACAATTGAGAATAACAACCTGAAGGTAATAGATTACGCTTAACACACCATTGTAATAGGTCTGATTGATGAGCTGCTGAGAAAGTGTGTCCACCGTAAGCAATATCCCTAACAGGAAATCCAGGTTTCTTCTCTCCTCCACCAGACGAGCCATTTGAACGACCTGCATCAGAATATGGAGGTCTAGTTACACCAAGCCATGATCCATCAATTTGTCTATTTACATACACACAAGGCCCACCATATCCATTAGTACCATAGTTCTGGTCAATAGAACGAATGCTGTTACCGTTACGAGCAATGATAAGACCTGTATGCCCATATCCATGTCCAGGCTCTGACTTACAAAAGATGTCACCTGGTGCACATTGTGATGCTGGTAATACAGCCCATCCATTAGCACGACCTGCGGCTAACATATCAATACCATTACCAGGCATACGTTTACCGAAGAACCATTGTGCTAGTGCGTTAGGTACGTCTACACACTGCATACCATAGGCTCCATCAATATCGACCCCAGTATGACGATTAGCCATGTCTGCAAATCGATTAATAACTTCTGCTACTGTTACCAAATAACAATCCTCCTTGAAAAAAGACCACAAGCGGTCAAATAAGCTTGCAGTCTTAGTATTTATTCGTAATAATTTACGAGGTCATCTTTGTTCCAGCATGAGAGCCATACTGTACCGAATTGACCAAATTCGAATAGACGCCAGTAATATCCACCATAATATCCACCGTCTTCGGTATCAACAATGTTAGTTTCATCACCAGCGAATGAGAAGAACATTCCAGCTTTAAAGTCTTTAGACTCTCCGTCTGGAAGGTCGTTACCATCTTTATCAACCCAGTTAACCATATCAACTGGGATTCCATTTTCAGTCCAGTCAAACCCAATTGGGGCTAGGTAATCACATTTAATTTGCCAAATACCATTAACATATTTAACTTCATTGGCTTCATAATATGCTTTCTCTTGTTGTGGGTTAACAACCGTATTAGGTTGATTATTTGTTTCTGGAGCTGAGTCAGCGTAACGCCACACCTCGATGTAAGCTGGTTTGTTCCAACCATAATAGCTATCCCATGGATAAGTATTGATGGCTTGTCCAGGTGCTCCTTGTGTTGAGTAATCACAAGAGATGAAGTTAACACTATCAAGCATTACACCGACGTGTCCACCAGCACCACCAGATGAAGACATATCAGCACCCCAACTCATAAGGACAATATCACCCATAAGAGGTTCCCAGTCTTCATTACGACTTACACGATAGAAACCGTTATTGGCAAGTTGTTGACCAAGAGTGACAGTTGAAGGAAGACCTTGAATACCGATACCAGCTTCTTTCAAGGCTTGTGATACAGTACCAGAACAATCTCCAGTACCGTCAGAACCATTACGAGACCCATACATTGAATATGTAACAAGGCCCCGATGGCTTACAAACCAATTTACAATAGATTGTTGAACACTCATTTAAGTGCCTCCTTGTTTATTTTTGAATAGATTGTTTAATTTCCGCGATAGTTTTCTTCAAGTCTTCGACCTCCTGTTTTAAAGCCTCAATTTCTCTTGTAGGTAATTGTGATTTTGTTACAAGAGGGTCTTCCGCAAATTTATTTTGCTCCATAACTTGTAGAAAAAAGTTATTGTATGTTGGAAATAATCCATACGCTTGACTTACAGACAAAGATGTTGATTGTTTACCTTTAATCTCGCCAATATCGCGGCCAATAGCTTCTATGGTATTTTTTAAATTACCCATAAGTCACCTCTATTAAATACTATTTTTAGCAGTATTGTATGTATTCAAATAGTCTTCAGCTTCAATAGCTGTAACACGATTACCAATCTCTGTAAGTTTAGTAATAATACCACCATCAACATTACCACCACCAGCGGTGATTTTATCAGCAAGCTCTTTAAGAGTATCAAGCTCTTCAGGAGCTCCACCAATAAGGTCTGTTTTAGCTTGTGCAATTGCAGTGTTAAGTTGTTCTTGAGTAATACCTGTTGATAGACTAGGTACTTCAGTCTTGTCAGCTTTTTGAGCAAGGGCAGCATCGATACGTTTAATATCAGCACCTACGGCTGAGAATGCATTTGAAAGATTTGACATAGAGTCCTCCTAAATCTTAGCAAGGTTGTAAATGTTAAGGTAATCTTCACCGCTATCGACTAACCCTGCTTGTTTAATGTCGTTAGCAATGACGCGTAGTTTCTCTTCGTATACATCAGGAGGAATAAGAGTATCCCCTCCGAAAGAAGATTGTACTACTTTGACTTTATATTTGTTAGAAGGGAAGATATGACCATCAACTTTAATCTCAAGTAGATATTTACCATATTCTAAACTCTTCCCTAGAGCGAATGTGACAACGCCGTCAACAACTTTAACATTCTTAGAGAATTTAATTTCACCAAGTTGAGACAATGTAACAATACCTTCTCCAGTTAGAGGAAATACGTTCCCATCGTCGTCTAAGATTTCGAATGTAAATTCTGAAGAAGTGTCTCCGCTTTTGATAACATCGCCACCATCAATAAGTCTGAGGGACGTCATCAATTTAGACATGGGTTACTCCTTTTTTAGTCTTTGCGTGGTTCGTGATAATTCAAGGCTTGTTCGCTATCACCCACACCTTTAGTTGTTGGGTCCGTAACAATACCAAGGATAACCAAGATAACAACAAGAGTATTAACTCCCTCTTGGATATTGCTAGGGATTGTAAGTCCAAATTGTTGCAGCATCAAGAATACTGCTGAGATAAGAGCGATAAGTGTGGCTTTGTTTTGTAAACGTAATTTAAAATTAATCATTATTTTTCTCCTTTTTAACTTCATCTTCGTTCTTATGAGAGTCTACTCTATCCGACACATATTTGGTAATAAATGGAATTTTAATACCAATAGCTTCCCCATTTTTTAGAATGGACGCAGCATAAGAAAAGAATAAATAATAAATAAACATATCAGCTTCTGTTGTTACATTAGCCAATACAGCTAAAGGGTAGCTAATCGCTACAGTCACAAATATAAAAGCATGACTACCAAGACCCTCTTTGCTTATTGTGGAAGAGAATTCCTTACGAGCCCAGCCTCTGATATATCCTAAACTAATATCAAGAATAATCACCCAGAATGTAGCAGCTACCATAAGATGTTCATCAATACCATGACTATAAAAGTCGATAATATACCCTATGAGTCTACCCAATCCATCTGGTGGGGGCTGTGTCGATGTGAGTAGATAAAACAATGTTACTTACCTCCAAGAGGAAATTGTACAACGTCAGAACAAATATCTTTATGAATTGTTCCAAGGTTATTATCTTTGTTTAAAATAACACTACTATCTGGAGTGACATTGCGAGTACGTGCCTCAACAGGTTCTCCCATATTAGCCAATCCGATAGCAGTTGTGCCGACAATGCCAGCCAATGCAATTTTTTTATGTAATCTCATTTCTAATCTCGCTCCTTCTAAATTGGAATTGTTACAACTGTTCTTATAGGTCTACCCTTTACGGTATTCAATACGTGAATCGAACCATCAAGATTGACTTGGAACAACAAATTCCTATGTTCTTCACGTGAAAAATCAACACCAGATAACATTAATGGGTCGGGATAGTGTTCTAAATATTTTTGTGGAAAACCACCAATAACGGTTCCTTCGTTTTCAGCAGTAAAATTAATAGAAATATATAGAACTCTAGCAGACACTCTCCATGTCATTTTACCATTTGACTCAGACCATTCTGTATCAGGGAACTTAGGTTCTACTGGTTTTACTTCTTGTTGAAGTGCAACCCAATTAGACCATTGATTTCCTCGTTTTTGTCGAGTGTAAATCTTATCATTAAAGAAAGAATTGGCTTGTTGCATAACATAAGTATCTGCATTAGAAATAACAGTTAGATACCACCATTGACGGTCATTATTAGGCATATTAGCACAATCGTTAACATTGTAAAACCCAGTCTTTAGAAGGTTATTAGCATCGCCAGAATTGACTTTCAAACAGGTACCGTTTTTCTCAGTGAGTTGGTGATTTTGAATTTCTTTATCTTTAATACGATAAACACCATCATCAATACTCACATCACCAGGTGCAACTTCAACCTTGTATTTTACTCGAACTTTACCAATACCAACACCATTACGGTCATATTCCACAACCACTTGTTCTGTTGATACTGGAACGTCGTAAGATACAGGAGGTGATAACTTGTCTGAAATTGTCGCTCGTATAGTGTATGTATTCTTAGGAGAGAAATCGCCAGTAAGAATACCAATACGGTTAACTTCTTCTACTGTTTGGTTAGACCCAAAGTTAGAATTAGAACCTTCATTCAACACAAACGTTCTACCACCGTCTTCTGATGTTGAGAATTTAACACTTACACTGTTTTTTTGAACACCATCAACTTTTAGGTTTGCGACCTTGTAAGTTGTAGATAGTTTAATTTGTGATGCATTTTGTCCAACACGATCTGCTGTAAAGAATATCGTAGGTGAGAAATATGGTAATACTCGAATATTAACTGATTTCACATCTGATTTCAAACCACGTTCATCTACAACATACGCAGATATGGTTAAATCTCCAGTAAAATTCATTACACCAAATCGACCATTATTGTCGTCTATTGATGTGTTCTTTCCAACAATTTCGGCATGATAACGTTTAATACCGATACCAAAACTTCCAACAGCGCCAACAAATGTACATTGTATATTTGACAAGATTTGAAGGAAAGTCGTGTTAGAACCCATGACATTTCTAACAGTTTGATTGGTTTCTGTTAAAGTTATACCTTGAAATGTAGGTTTGTCATCGCCATTAGTATCGTTGATCTTTAATACAATACCATATTCTACTTGTCCTATTTTTGTAGAACCAGAATATGTCTCAATAACAAGAGTACCGTTGTGTTTTTTATCCGTACCAAGCTCTGAAGTCAGACTTGTAGGTACAGTCCAAGTTACACTTGTGTCGACATTCTCACCAATAACACCAGATTTAACACCGAACTTATACAAGACTTTATGTCTAAAAGCAGCATTTTTCTTATCGATATTAATGGTCACTTGTTGTCCAAAATATGCCTCAAAACCATCACTTGTGGATGCTCGGGCAATAGGTGGAACATTGACATCAAATCCGTTAATAACCAAAGTATTTGGAGAATATCCACCTTGTCCATTAAGCTGAGCCATGATGCCAAATCGTTTATTACCATTGTCATCGTGCCATACCTTGTAGGTTTCATCTAGCAGTTGTTGTGTTTGACCAGCACCTAGAGTACCAATACTGAATCCATAGCGTCGTCCACCATCAAAATCAATAAAACCTGTACAGTTATAACCAGTAAAAGACCAACCACCAGAGACCAAGAATACACGAATCCTATAGTTAGAATAGTTTTCTATATCATTCTGATCTACAAGGTCAATCCACATCTTCAACCGATACCCACGGTCGTTATTACTCCAATGTTCTGACATTAGTTACCTCCCACATTGATATCACCGACATATCGGATAACATTCATATCCAAGTCAGCGAAATATTGTTCAGTCCTATAACGACCTACTTGAATAGTTTTAACAAAGGTACCATTGTCAATATACAACATACCCTTGTCAATATACATTACTTCTTTACCAGAAGAGAACATAGAAATACGTCCTGCTGGTGAGAACATGATTGAGCTAGATCCATCCGTTTTACCAATTGTAAGCCCTTCATTAGATTGCGTAATGAAGGAATCGATAAAGCTTGTCTTAGACGCCATATCGCCCAAAGCAGTTTGGAGTTGGACGATACGTTGTGATTGAGTTACAATGTCACTTTCAGCTTTAACACGATTAGCCTCTGATGATTTAAGATAGTTCTTATAATCCGCAATCCAAGCTCGTACTTCATCTGCAGCTGCCTTGGCTTGTAATTCTGCACGCATTTTAGCGTTATTTTCAGCAAGGAGTTGCAATTGTTGAGTTGTTAAAGCACTGTCGGCTTTAGTCTCAATCACATCTGCTAAGTCGTAAGGTGAAGCTTGCCATACACGAGGCGTAGCTCCTTCATAAACATCTAGTTCGGTAAAGAACAACATAGACGTACCGTTATCAGTACGACCAGCGTTATCGATACGGATAAAACCTTCATCGCATTCACCAGAATTGAATATGTTTTCGAATCGTACAACTTGAGTTGTAGATGGAGAACCGTTAATTGATTTAACATTTACGACTTTTGTAAACGATTGAGTTTCACCAATCTTACGACCTAAGAAGTAAATATCGACCTTTTTAAGATTACCTGTACCAAACATTGACACATTAAGAGAATATGTTGTATTGCGCTTAACAGGGAATCGTCTAGTTGCGGCAGGAATACCACCGTTACTGTCGTTAGTCAGTAAGAACATTTCCCTTGTATTGTTGTAATAAAATCCATGCCTAGCTACACTCAATTTATTATTAGGTTGTCCGATTTCCCAATAACCCCAATCATTGAGGTTCTTAGGAAATGCTGAGTTTCTAACAAGGTTATCACCACCAATAACGATACCACCAGTCATATCAATCCAAGAATATCGACTTGGGTCTCTAGAGTCAGCAGCTTCGAAATCAGTATAATGACCAATGTATCTGAATTTATTGTTAGTATTAACTAAACTAAAATCAGAACGACCATCAGCAGAATTTGCATAAGCGAAATGCACATAAGGCGTCCTACCGTCTGCACCTGGTTTACCAGGAACACCAGCTTGACCATCTTGACCACGCCATTTAGTCCAACGATATTTTCTTTTATCGGTTGAGTCTTGTTGAATATTGTCAACATACATACCAATGTAAAGCTTGTTAATATCGGTCTGACTAAATCCATCGCCATTTTGATTATCGGCATACGCAATGTGAGTGTAAGATGAAACACCGTTTACACCATCACGACCTGGAAGTCCTTGATCGCCTTTAGGGCCTTGTAAACCGTTAATACCATCACGACCTGGTCTACCGTCTTGGCCATTCTTAGATACAGTGTAGACAGACTCTGAAGTGTTATCAGTGTAAGTCAAGGTCATTCGCATCCAAGTGAAGTTGAGTTTCTCAGTTGGGACTTGTCTAGACCAACCACCAGTAGGTCTATTTACACCATCGTTAGATACAGCGTAGTCGACAACGGTGCTTCGAATACCAACACCATCTTTACCTGGAATACCGTTAAGACCGTCATTACCATTACGAGGAATATAGACTTTCTGAACACTAGTCTCAACTGTATTGTCAGTATAAGACCAACTCGTCTTAGTCCAGAACCATTTCTCTTTTACAAGAGTTGGAGGTTGTTCTGTCCAAGTTGTAGGTTCAGTCTTGTCTGAATCAGATATACCATAGCGAATGGTTGTTTGTCGAATACCTACACCATCCTTACCAGGTTTACCATCTCGACCAGGAGCTCCATCGTTACCATTACGACCATCTGCTCCTTTAAGCCCTTGTTCACCACGGTCACCTTTAGGGCCAGTTTCACCCATCTTAGCTACTGAATATCCTTGTTCGGTAGTTCCATCAGAATAGAACCATGTAGTTCTGGTCCACAGGAACTCACCTGGATTTACAATAGGGATATCAGGAGTCCAAGTGCCATCCTCAAACACAATATTCTTGATCCAAGTGATATTACCGTTGTGGTAACTATTGATACGAATTTCGTAATCACCTGTAGGTCTATTGTGAGTGTATTTTGTACCTGTTCCTGTATTTGAGTCTGAGATAATTGCCCAAGTTGAGAAAGTAGGATTTACAATCCAGAGAGTAGCATTATTACTACTTTGTTCAAGATTATGAACGTTAGTCCACACACCATTCGTCTCAGCAGATAATATATAAGTCTTACCTTGCTCAAGACGAACAAATTTGCCAGTCATAACGTTGTTATCAATAATTGTGCGAGACGGTCTAATCTCATCTGGGAAAGATGCTACAACACGACCTTCAGGTTTATTTACACCATTGTTGGATTTACAATATCGTAATGTGGTATTGATAATACCAACGCCATCTTTACCTGGGAGTCCGTCAGTACCATTAGACCCATTCTGTGGAATATAAGTTTTCTGATATCCAATCTCGCTTGTATTATCAGTATATGTCCACTGAGTTTTAGTCCAAAGGTATTTACCCTTTACAAGAGCTGGAGGTTGGGCAGTCCAGTTAGCAGGTTGTGTATTCTCATTGTCCGAAATACCATAAGTGATATTTGTAGAACGAAGACCTACACCATTCTTACCAGCAATACCATCATTACCACGATCACCTTTTTCACCCTTATCGCCTTTAATTTTAGTCCAAGTATATCTTGTAGGCTCGTTACTATCGGCTTGTACAAAGTCGGTATATTGACCAAGATATTCCTTGTTCGTACCATCGCTCACATGAAAGTCTTTACGACCATCGGCAGAGTTAGCATAGGCAATATGGATAAATGTTTGACGACCATCACGTCCTACAGCACCAGGCGTACCAGCGGCGCCGTCTTGTACGTTAGAGAATGTAACTTCGGTTGTTGCAATTAATGCGCCTTTTTTAGTTGTTACTGTAGCGTAATATGTAGCCGTCTTGACAAAGTCTGTTGTGGATACTGAGATTTGTTTGTTGGATGAAGAGAAGTCGCTATAACCTGTTTCATTACCATGTTTCATTTTCCATGAAATTGCGTAATCATCAAGGTTGAGTTGTTCAGTTCCTTTTAGTAATTTCAAACTTACAGCAGAAATACCATATCCATTAACAAACTGAGTACCATTGCTGGTTGATGGAATTAGAGAATATGCGTCCTTACCGTCTTTTACAGTAAAGATTGTTAGGTCATTTTGAAATACGACTTCGCCATTATCCCAACCCTTAACTTTAACAACAATCTTCTCTTGTCCAGCGTAATCTTTAGACTTAATGTCTAAGAAATCACCAGAACCGATAACTTGGTCATTTACTTCATAAGTGAAATATCGACCAGTATCTTCTTTCTGTAATTTGCCACCTTTATACAATCTAGGATAGAGACGAGTCTCATCATCGAGGGACTTGAACGCAACACCGTTCGAAGTGAGGACACTCATTGTATATGGTTTAGCATCTTCAATCATACGAGCATACTTGTCCAACATAGCGCCCGTTAACTGACTAGCCATTTCAACAATATTAGATACTTCAATCTTGTATGTTGATGGTTTAGATAGTGTAGTAGAAATCTTTTCAACACGAACTCTCAACAACAATCCGTTTAAGAAGTTTTTATCTGAGATGTAAATAATATCACCAACATTAATGTTGTATTTATTACGTACTTTCGTGCCGTCTAATTGAATGGTGTATTTCTTAACACCGTAAGCATGTTCACGCAATGCTTTAAGACCAGCATTATATAATCCATCATAATCAGATGGGTCTAAATCAGTCTTAATTTCTTTAACCGTCCAGTTATCACACTCGTTCAAGTGAATCATAGATGGATATTCTAGCATTGCTAATGGAGCATACATTGTATGAGAATTACGCATCATGTAAAACTCATTATGTTTACCATCTGCATGCTTTACAATCATATTCTTTTTAGGTTTGAAGTAGTTACCATCTTTGTCTTTAATACGCAAAGCAGTATACTGTTGTGTCCTATCATGAGAATACGATACGCTTGTGACGTGTCTATCAATAAATAGGATTACGTCTTCACGATTTGTACCAATGCCTGAATATAAATCAGTATAAGTCTTTGCCTTGTAGATATTTAATTTAAGGTCTTGCAACCCTCGACCATCTGGAAACATTGTAGGAATGATTTCACACTCTGCTCCAAATTGTTCTGCTAGGTTAAGGATAGTACCATAAATATTAGTTGAGCTAGAAATAGATAATACTCTTTTTTCTAACGGAATCTCGTTAACATCTACACGCAATTTTGTGTAAGTCAATGCTTGACAAATATCTAAATACTCTTCAAACGTATAAGACGTAGGTTTCTTCTCGTCTTGTTTGAATTCCTTAGGATATTCATTAAGCAATTCCATAGACGCATTTTCACATTGAAAAGTAATATGGTAATCATTCTGTGTCATATTTCGCACTGACAACAAGTAATCCTTATTATCAAATGAGAAGGACACATACATATTTGCTTTTAAATGTTGCAGTCTTTCTTGTAATTTTTCATTTACAAATTTATCAACAGTGAAGTCAAAAGTAGCAGCATCACCCTTCAAATATTGTTCTAGAGTGTCGTTATAGAACTTCAAACTTCCTGGGATGGAGTTATCAAGATGGTCGACAACTTCCAGATTATTATTGTGAATTGTAATCCTCATTTTGATTTTTCCTTTACTGTAGATATTGCTCGTTAAACTCTATCTCGATTTCAGGTAATTCACCCTTCATCCATGGAGAGAAACTGAATTGTAGTTTAGATTTACCCTTAGGAAGAGTAATCCAACTAGAACCTTTAACGAGTTCTGATTGAGAAACATAACCTTTTTCAGAAGTACCATCTGGAGACAACCAAATTTCACCATTCCAATTATCAATTGTGATAATTGAATTAGCTTTGTATTTGTTATCAACAAGAGCATATCGTCTTGTGTTAAGTTTAGTGAAACTCAAAGACTCAAGACACATAATTTCAACTTCTTGCACACCATAATAGTGACCCATTTGAATAACTATTTTAGAGAAATTCATGGTTTTTAGTTTCTCGTTTGTGTAGTTGTAGTAATGATTGTCAAGGAAGAAAGTCAACTTAGAACCTTCTTTCATAAACCAAGCATCACCCGTTTTAGTATTAAACGACCTATTAGCTGGTTCGTACTCGCCATCGTTAGCATGAAAATGTTTCATTTCATACCACTTTTGGTCACCTTGTTCGTCGACCATGAAACTACAATACATGTCATTACCACGAGTATCATTTTTAACTAACTCATATTCAGCAATAACTTCGTTCTTGTTAGAGAGAACTCCAATACGAATAACTCCAGATTTACCCAATTGTAGAGCATGGAATTTAGCATTAAAATCGACACGGAAGTCTGTACCACCTTTAATACCATCTCGGTCTGCTGGAATATCTATATATCCGATAGCTTCAGCCCAGTGTGGATTTCCAGACCTTGCTTCGTCATTACCAGGATAATGAACTCCAGAAGTCGTATAATCCTGTCCTTCGGATGCATGGTTCATCTCCTTGACAACTAAATGGTTTAATATTTGACTATTTGAATCGTTTTTAGGGTCTACACCCAATACAAGTCGTCCACCAAACACATGTCGACCTTCTTGTAAAAGACCCCAACCTTTAGGGCCAAAGTCTCCTCGTTTAATCTGGAGTAGCACTTCAGAACCTGTACCATCAGTATAAGACTGCGTACCAGCCTCAGTTGAGGTAGAAGAACCTAATTCCATTACTCCATTTTGATTTACGATACCAATCCAACCAATGTTGGCTTTATTCTTTATACGAATAATTGGGTATGACTCCACGTTAGAAGGGTTTTTAAGTTCAACATAAATCGACTTAGATTCTTTATCTTTTGTAAATTTCGCATACTCAGTTTGTGGGCCTTCACTAGACACAACAATACCAGTATCCGAATGCCAAAGTCCGTCAGGAACAGTGAATGAAATAGTACCACTCGCTTGTTCCTCTTTAAGACTTTCAGTAAATGAGAATTGTCCTTCAGAGATTACATCGTAATATCCATTAGGTTCGTCCTCAAATCGCAGATGCCTTGTTCCGTTTGGGAAATCAAGAGCACCTGTCATTTCACGTCTAAAGCGAGCACGTTGGTTAGTATCAGCAAAAATCAAGAAATCAATCTTGATAGTTTTAGCACCTAGTTTTTGATAGGCGTGCTGAGTACCATAACGGTCTGTACCAGTAGACGTTGTATTAGTTTTAGCACCACCAAGACCTCTATCAATCTTGGTAACACCACCACGATAACGTTCGATAATCTCTGTTATATTGACTTGGTCTGAACCTTCGCCTAACAGGATATCGAAATATAGTTCAGTAGAACCACTCATTAAGCGATACCTCCATTAATTCTGTCTTGACGTGCCTTGTATTGTAATTGCGCGTCAGCCATACCTGGAGCAAGCACATTGTTAATACGTTTACCATCAATGTAAGTGTTAAGAACTTGACCTTCACGGAGAAGACCAGCTTGTTCTTGATTGACAACATTGAGTTCACCCATTTGTCCGTTAAGTGTTTCAACTTTACCGATAAGGGTGTTAATATTGTCTGAGTTTGTAAGCATTTGAGCAACTTGTGGATTAAGTAATGAGTATTGTAGGTTAAGGGCGGTCTGTCCTGTCAAGAGTCCAGAATAATCTGTAACAGCTTGCAAAGCAGATGTCTCAACTTGACTCATATCAAGGATAGGTTTGATTTTAGGATTAATGTCCATATTGTCATAATCCATATCATTGACTCTATCAACTTGATTTTGAACTTCACCCATCAAGTTATCCATTGCATCAATTACAGTAGGTGCAGCAGAACCCATACCACTAGCAATCGTTTCTACAATGGTTTTACCTGAATGCTCAACCTTACGCCAACCAGCTCCAGACATAGGCCCTTTCTTGGCTGGTGAGTTAGGAATATGTGCTTTAACTGTAGCCCAAAGGTCTGAGATAGCACTTGTAGCTTTACCGATAGCACTACGAATACCACCAGCAATAGCATCAACCATAGAAGTACCTGCATGTGTAAGTTTAGAAATAACACCACCATCTGGCGTCATTGCTGATTTCGCAGCATCAAGTACACTTTTAGCGGCATTAGATACAGGATTTCTACCTTGGTCAATACCACCTTTAAATGTTCCAGACATTCTGTTACCGTGACCAGTAACATCATTTTGTCCGAACATAGATTTAGCTCCATTTACAACACCAGAAGCAGCACCAGAAACCATACCAAGTAAAGCACTGATACCTCGTCCAAATGTACTTGAAGTGTTGTTACCTTGTGATGTCATGTTAGCTGCACCAAAGCGTCCACGAGCTCCACTTACAACACCATCAACTGAACCAGTCACATTTCCTAGTCCATTTTGAATTCCTGTTGCGTAAGACCCAATGTTGCCCAAACCAGCAGCCTCAAATGATTGGTTCATTTCCATAGACTGAAGTTTAGTTGAGATTGAGTTGATTGTTGCGATAATATTATCAACAGCAACTGTAGCTTCAGGACCAACAGCAGGCATAGACTGCAAGTTAGTTGCAATGTCTTTCACCTTGTTGATGATTGAGTTCATGTTACCCATGTTAGTGACAGCTTGTTCGCTAGGAGCAGAGTCACCCATAGATTTGGCCTTGTTCATGATGGTCTTCATGTCGTCCATCTTGTCACTAACACCTTCAACATCAATTGACTTCATACTTGATGCAGATTTAGACGCATCTGATACTGAAGCAAGAGCTTTAGCACCGTTCTTAATGCGTGTCACAGCACCTTCACCGTCTGAGAAGATAGACAAGAAGTCTTCTTTAAAGAGATTAGAGGTAAGAACATTGGCAAGTTTCTTGACGACGTCTGCTGATTTCTGCATATCTTCTGGAGAACCAGATGCAGAGATTTTAATTGCTACATCAGCAAGGTCTTTGACGTTAGTAACAATACCTTTCATGGATGCTAACTGACCAGAAATCTTGTCAGCACCACCACTAATAAGACTACCGAATGCAGTCTTGAGAGTATTCCAACCAATAACATCACCAAGTTTAGCTACAATCTGACCAGCTTTAGTCATTGTCTCAATATCGCCTACACTCGCAATACCAATAGCTGTAGAGGCTAAGGATTGGATTGCCGTTGTGATGCCTTGCATAATCATGACTTGCCCAGCAGCACCCTCAAGACTTGTCACATTAGACATAAGACTCATGAATGCAGACAAAGCGCCTAGAATAAGTGCAAGACCAGCAATGGTCATAACCGCACCTAACATATCAATACCTGCATATGGCACAAGTCCAATTACAACATTCGCTAGAGATTGTAGAGCTTGAATGATTCCATTAGCCAGAGAAATTGTTGTAGCAACGCCAAGTCCAGCAAAAGTACCAAATATAGATACTACTGTAGCGAGTGCTGTAATTACTACAAGGATTACACCTAATGCCAGTATAGCTACAGCTCCAGACATCAAGTCTCCAATAGAGAGTGGCGCAAGAGAGATAACAATGTCACCCATACCTTGTAGAGCTGGGACGATAGCCATAATCAATGCAATTACAGGGATAATACCCCAAAGTGCACCGAATGACCACCCAGCAAGAAGCGCAAGAACACCCATTTCAGTTGTGATAATGAATAGAATTTGTCCTAACGCACCTATCGCTACTCCACCTTTAAGAAGTTCACTTACAGACAACCCTCCAAGTAGAGCTACAGTTTCACCCATTGTCTTGAGGCTCCATACTAGGCTGATAATAAGAGGAATTAGAACTACCATACCAACAAGTGTCATACCTGAAAATCCTGCAATCAGACTAATAGCACCCATGGCCACTGTTAATGCAGTCAATACAGTACCAAGTAACGTTATTGCAACAACGCCTTTTGTTAAATCTCCTAGACTCATAGAACCTAAGTCTTTAACAGTCTTAGCCATTATGAATAAATCAGCAGTTATAGCAATCATTAAACCAATAACAAATGCCATACCAGCTAAAGACATACCTCCGCTATTACCAGCGAACATACCAAGCAATGAAACGATTGTTGTCAATACGGCAATAATACCACCTATTGACGCTAGAGCGACTACTCCTTGTTTAGATTCAGCTTCTTTCATTTTACCTAGAGATTTCACTTCTGCTCCAAGTAAATATAAAGAACCAATCACAATAATGAGAGTAGCTAGAACTTCTACAATTGTTACTGCTGAGAATAGATTTGTTGCTAGTTGGTTAGAAATTAGAGTAATTGCTTCTAACACACCTGAAAGTATCAAAGAAATAGCTGTTACAGCAAGTAGACCTTGTTCTAATACACCAGTATCCAATTCGCCCAACTCGCTAACTCGTTTAGCTAACGATTTAAGACCAAATATAATGATTACTATAGAACCAATTAATTCTATAAATGCTATTCCAGATAAACCTTTCATTTGTTTGGAAATAAGAACAACACCTTCCATGATACCTAAAAGCACAAGTGAAATAGCTGATACCGCAAGACTACCTTTAATTAAGTCGCCAGTCTCTATTTCACCCAAAGACTTAACTGTATTGGATAGAGAGCGAAGACTTAATACGATCACACCCATAGCTATAGTTAAAATAGCCATAGTTTTTGCTTTGGCATCTAGCTTGGTTGCTAGTCCACTTATAAGTACTATAGATGCTATGATACCAATAAGAACAGTGCTTATTATAGCTACATGGAATTCTCCTTGTTTAAGTTTGCCAGAGTCAACACTGCCTAGTTTAATAACTGTATCAGATAACAGTTTAACACCTAATATTGAGGATACAAGAGCAGCAACATATGCTTTAGAAATCTTAAAGTTTGAATTCTTTGTCAAGTATTTCTCTATCAGGATTATAGCAGATACTAGAACAACCAAAATACCAGATATAACTGATAAAGCAAAAGTTCCTCTTTTTAGAGTATCTACATTTGCTGTTCCAAGTTTCAACAAGGCATCTGATAAAAGTTTAACACCAATAACAATACTAGAAATAACACCAACCAATTTCCAGTTAGTGCCACTACCAGCAGTGAATGACTTATCTTTACCTTTGAATTTCATTTTACCAGTTATCAGCGTTATAGCAAGATATAAACCACCCAAGACAAACGCAATTTTAGTTAATGCATTGCTACCTTGTTGTAATTTATCTGGGTCTAATGAGCCTAATTGAGATATAGAATTGGTGATTTCTTTTATACCTATAATTATAGTTGTTAAAACAGCAACCATAGACCATTTGGTATTACCTGTTGTTATCTTAAGACCAGTAAGACCGGTAGCATTACCTATGTTCTTACCTGCAATTTTTCCTCCACTACCGCTGCCTTCTGCACCTGCAGTAAACGAGCCACCCATGATAGCGACAAGACCAGCGATTGCTGTAAGTATTGATTTAAGAGCTTCAACACCTGCATCGATTGATTTCTTTTTAGCTTCAATCTTACCAGGGTTGGTCTCTCCAGCAAACAAATCTAATGCTTTCATGATGTTTTGCATCTCATGCATTAATACAAACAGGGTAGCAGCGGTACCAAATGTTTGATTAGATGTGGATAAGCCAGCACCTATTTTGAATTTATCACTAACACCAACACTAGCATTAACATCCAGACCCATAAGAGCCATTATTGATGCAATTAACAGACCAACTTTTTCAAGTCTGTCCATACCGGTATCGATAGAATCGCCATCAATAGCTGATAGATCTTTAATGATTTTAGATATCTGTTTAACAGCTTGTGAAATGACATACAATGTAGCGGCAGACCCCAAAGATGCTTTGGAGAACCCAGTAAGCCATGTTGCAGCAACAAGTTCAGTCATGATACCACCAACAACTGCCAATCCTCGTTTAATAGAATCCCAGTCATTTGATGCAAGCTTGTTAAATACGGTACCAATAGCTACCACTGATGTAGCCAAAGCGATAACCATTGTAGCGGCGCCAATCTTTTTAAGAAGACTAGATATCTCAGGGAACCCAAAGCCTTCAATAATAGAGTTAATTAATCCGCCACCTTTACCACCAGAATCACCTTTGATTTTATTCATTGCCCAATACACACCAGTAAGTATTGTAGCCATTGCAGCAATTGCTCCAACCGCTGGTAATAGTTTATCAGAAGGGATTAAAGCTACTACAAACAATGCACCAGCTAATTCAAGTAAAGCTGTAGCAATCTTCTTCAAAGCATCAGCCTTGATTGATTTTTGCATAGCACCAAGAGTATTTTTTAACTCTTTAAACAATCCTACTTTTTCTAAACCAAGACCACCAGAAAGGAATTCTTTTAGGGTTTTAATTGGGTGTAGTATTTTATCGATAGTGTCTTTAAGTTTTTCCTTAAAGTTCTTGAGGTTGTTAATTATGATATAGAATACAGCCATCTTCAACAGACCATTCCCGTTTAAAGCTTCTGCTAAATCATCGATAAAATGTAATATCGCTTTAACAGTATTGCCAAGGAAATGAGAAACATTGTCGAATTGGTCTGACACACTTCGTAACGTATCACCAAGAGCTCTGATAATATTACCTAAAACAGTAAACTTGTCTGCAGCATCTGTCTTAGACATATTGCCTTTAAAACTACCCCAAAATGTCTTGAAGGCTTCTGAAATAGTTTTAATTGCGTTTGCAATTGTATCTGATTTTGAAAAAGCGTCAATAATTGACTTGAGAGCAGAATCTTCATACTTAGCGTTTGGTTTAAAGAAACTCAATAATGCTTTTCCAGCTTTTTCAGCTACATCATGAATTTTCTCTAAAGAACTTCTAAGTTTATCAACATTGTCATTAATTTTAGATTTTTCTGCACCAGGCAAAATAGATACAATAAATGATTTACAAATTTGATACAAGATAGCAAGAGGTGATAGTAATAGTTTTACACCATTTAGGAAAACATTTACTCCTCGTCCTGCTTTCTCGAAAAACAGAGCAATCTTGTCTGTTTCTCCAGGCTTAGGCCCGTTTTTAAATGCATCTGCCCAAGCAGCAAATTTGTCTGTTAAGTTTTTAAATGCGTTAGCCATTCTTTCTAAGAAAGATAAACTGTTTTGTGAATCAGCATCCTTGCCAAAACCAAACATTTTAGCCACATCGTTTAAAAACTTACCAATATTAACACCGACTTTATCAAAGAAGGTGTCCATAGGACCGTCTAAACGACCCCACAAAGCAGATAATACAGTTGTTACAGAATCCCAGAATGACTGAAGTGCAGTTCTAATCGTATTAAACGCATTGACAATACCAGAACCATCTAGTTGTGATTTAATACCATCAAATATACGTCCAATACCATTAAACACATTGGCTACCATACCAGCAATAAGAATTAAATCTTGAATTAGATTATCTGGTACGATTAAATCGATAGCAGCGAATATACCTTTTGCTACACTCTTAACAACGTTCCATAAACGAAGAAATACCTCTACGATATTTTGAATAGCCAAAACAACTTTAGGTTTTACATCGTCGTTAATATGGAATAAGTTCTTCAGATAATCTGTGATTTTTATAATAGTTTCTGCTATTTTAACAAAAACCATATTGGTCTTATCACCGTCTTCTGCCCATTGTCTAAATTTGCTACTTTCTGGAAACATTCCAGCGATAGCATTCTTAACACCTTCTCCTATTGTTTTAAGAGAACTAAATGCTTCGACAATTGAAGAAATAAGGTGAGTACGACCATCAAGCTGATTGAAAGCATGAGCAATTTGGGCAATCATGTTTGGGATGAAAGACACGGTTTTGGATAGAACCTCTGATACTGGTGTCCAGATAGCCATAGCTTCATCACCCTTACCAGCAAGTTCAACCCACATCTTAGACCAAGCGTCGTTTACAGCTTCTTCAGTAGTTTCCATAGCTTCCTTGAATGTGTAAACGTGTTCGGCCATCTCTTGATATACAGGGTTATTTGCATACTCTTCCAATGATTTCATCAATACTTCATTAGTAAGCCAACCATCCTTTAAATGTTCTACAAATAATCCTTGTACACCAACAGCATCCACTTGTTCTTGTGTAAGCGTTCCTTGAGCAATAGCTGCTTGAATTACAGCATCCTTATACCCTTTGGTTGCCAATTGTGCACTTTCCAGCGACATCCAGTTTTGTCGGTTCATATAACCCATTTGTAGGGCTTGTTGAACACCAAACTGTAAGGCTGTACCAAATTGTTGTGTTGATGCACCAGCAGAGGCTGCCAAGTTACCGAAACCTCTCAAGGCCACATTGGCTTGATCCAATCCAATACCAGCATTAACGAACTGAGCCAACGCCGAGTTCATTTGTTGTGAATTATATTTGGTTGTTTTGGCGTATTGTTCCAAGTCACGCATTGTGGCTGTAATATGGTCTTGTTCTTCCTTACCCAAGGCAGCTACCAAGATACGAGTTGAGTCAAGCTCACGTTCATATTCTTGATAACCTTGAACTACAGGGCCAAGAGTCCATTTGTTTAACAACGACGCACCAGCAGTAATAGCACGAGATGCAATATTACCCAAAGCCACCGTTGCAATACCTTCCAGCATTGAGAATTTACCTTTAACACCCTCAACACCAGAACCCAATTGTTCCATTGAGTTTTTAGCATTTGATGCTCCAGATTGAATCGCTCCAAATCCAGAGCCAGCATTTTCTCCAACTCTACCCACAGCAGATGCTGCAGTGTTGGACGCATTACCGACACCTGTCATCTTCTCCACAATGTTACCAAGAATTGGGACATGTGAGACTAGACCTGCCAGTTTACTTGACAGAGAACCAGTTGATTTCTCAACATTATCAACAGATTTACCATTGATAGAATCCATCTTTTGTTGGAAATTACCAACATCTTTGATGGCATTTTGAAGTTTCTGTTGTAAGTCTGCGGCGTCGAGTTTTAGTTTATAAATCTGTTCTTTTACTACAGAACTAGGCATTAACTACTCCCTCCCGACAAACCTTTTGTTATATCACTTGTTATACTATCAGTTCTAGGAGACACAAAATCATTTGGTCTAACATAACCATGGGTACGAGTATAGTGTCCATTCACTACATATACAACAATAGGTTTACCATTCTTAGCTTTATGTGAATTTTCAAAGATAACATCTATCTGGTCTTTGCTCATTGTAATTCGCCTATTCCATGACGACTTAGTTAAGCCTGACCTAGCAGGAGTACTCTCAACAATGCCGTCATAAGCTTTTTTAGTTTCAGTGTCGACCACTCTGTAGATTTTATCCATAGCGGTTTCTTTTTTAAAGTCGTCGAATAGGTTCTGAAACTTACTATCTGATGACATTGAATATTTCATTTTGAATTAACCTGTAGTTCCCATCTCAGCACGTCGTTTAGCATTCAAGTCTTTGTACATGCGTGCAGTTTCTTCTTTACTACGTTTCTTCTTAGGTGCATTTAATTCACCTATAACCCCAAGCAATACAAGAAGTCTATGGATATTCCATGTTTCACAACTGTATGGTACTTGTGCATTCGCCATATATGCATAGATTACCTCTGATGTTAGTATACGACGACCACCTTCTCCCGATGAAGAAATCGTAGTTGCAGTGGGTTTACTATTGATGTATTCTATTATCTCCTTTATGTTGGATTCGGACAAATTGTCTATGTCGAACCCTGTCTTATCTAAATTCATTAATTGGACATAAGCTAACACTTCAATAGGTTCCACCTGCAAGCCATTTAAAAAGGGAAACGGTTTTTTAAACACCATCTCCCATTGACTAATAGCTAACAACGAATGCTCGAAATGGTATACTTTTCCTGGAAGAATCATGCTCGTTGTTTCGTCATAAATCTCCTCTGTAACTATCTCAAGCATACTTGCTACCTACTATTTTTTGCTACGACGTTGTTGACGGTTACCTTTATTGGCAACTGTCTCAAGCTGAGCGTTTTGACCCTTGTTCTTACCTGAACGACCTTCTTCAATCAATTGTGAGAAGAATTTACGTGCAAATGCTTCATCTTGGATGAAATCTACGAAGAGTTTACCGTATGCTTCTGACGCTAGGAATTCATCGCGAAAATCTTTCGTCTTAGTAAAGCGTCCATCAACATTCTTATACCCAACGGCAATAGAAACAAATTGCTCGATAAAGTCCATGATGCGGTCTGCGTCACCTGATGCCGCTACATCTTTAACGTAAGTCTCCCAGTCTTTGTTTCCTGAGCGACCCATAATACGAAGTGCTTCGGCACTGTTAATGTGGAAATAGAACTTCTCAGTGAGTTCGTCACCAGAGAGTGGTTCTACATAAGTAATTTCTTTTACAATCATTTGAATAAATCCTTTCTTATAAAAACAAGTTCATTTTGAAATTTTAACCAGTAACTACACCAAGGAGAACCATGAGTTCTTTTGGAGTAGGAAGTTTAGCATCAGTGTTGTCTGTACCGTAGATAGCTTCTTCAACTTTCTTAAGTTTGCTTTGTTCAAGCTTAGTTGAATCGATAATGATATGCGCCATTGATTGAGTGTTATCAACACCTGTATCTACTGGAGTTGTTGTGAAGTCCCAAGAGAATTCGATAGCATCTGGTGAGTCATTGATTGTTTCAAAGTCTTTAGATGCAACACCCGCAGTGGCATTGTATACCAAGTTGATAAGGTAACCGTGACCTGTAGACTCAGTATCATTACCGATAAGAGTACGGTAAGCGAAACCGAATGATTTACGAGTTTGTGCAGTAAGTTTAACACCAGCGACGGCATCAACTTCACCAAGACAAGCTGCAAATTCATCAGGATAAGTGTAAGCTGAGATAGAACCTTTGAATGATTCTTTCGCGATCAAGTTCAAGTATTTACCGTTGTTAGCGTATTTGGCTGTAGCGTCACCACCATCTGGTGATTCAGACACTTTAGTCAAACCATTCCAAGCTACACCTTTTTCATATGTACCAGCACTGGCCATAGGGAAAAGTACACCACGGTCTACACCTGTTTGATAAGTCTTTTGACCTGTTTGGTCCCAAAGCAATTTTGCCATAGAAATAATAACCTCTCTAATAATATACTCTATACGTCTCTTGATATAAACCGTTGTCTACATCGTAGTTGTTAAGACGTACGTAATCGAATTTGTCAAGCATGGCGTCCTCGATTGAGTCGTCGTCCACCCTTGTAAAGAAATTAACAATATAAGACCTGTTAGAACGATAAGCTCTGTTGTTTGCTGACTCTACATCTAGGTAGTTCTTTTCAACAACAATGCAAGGGAATTTCAGTTGAGAACCATCTGGTTTCTGATAATACACCCTTGGGCAAATCGTCTTAAGTTCTTCGATGAGTTCAGTGTGTGTTCTAGTCATAATCTTTAATTACTACCCCCAATTTATTAATGTCTTCAAGACTCATAACACCATCAGGTACAATTCGTACTCGTGGTGGGTAATTGAGGATTTTACTTACAGAATACACTTGATTCTTGTAAATAACGTACCAGATACGATTAACACGGTCTGTATCATCGTTAGCGAATACAAAAGAGAAGTCGAAGTTAGACTTAATATTCTCGTTAATTCGTTGTGAATCAGAAATATCATAGCGTCTATTTTCGACAATGTTAGCAGGGACCTTTCGATATCGTGTGTACTCGTACGAATATACACCAGGTTTAACCTCTGTCTCTTCAATACCGCGAACTAAGATATCTATTGTCGTCCTCATGCTACTCTCCTATATTCCATTTTGAAATTAGCCGCCTGAACGTCCTGTTGAACCTGGATTTCCTGATGCAGGGCTAGCTGCTGCAGCTTCGTCAGCGTCTGAATGTTTAGACAAGTATTTGTCACCAGGTTTGTCTTGTTTTTCAACCCAGTTAGGTTTTGTCTTAAGGGCATCTTTACGGAATTTAAGCATATCTTCGTTAGTTGCTTCAGCATTTGTAACTGTTACAAAGATGAAGGCACGTGGGATCATGATAGCACCTGAAAGACGTGCTTCCATAAGGTATTTCATTTGGTTAAAGTCGATATCGAAATCGTCGAATGTTACGACTTGTCCACCCTGAGATTGACCAAATACATAGTCGTTCAAGTTACCAATCAAGAATTTACCTTGAGGCATATCACGGAATTCGATAACTTCAGAACATCCGAAGTAAGATGCAAGGTCTGAGTTAGTTGCAAGACGGTTACCATCGCTTGATGCACCATACAAGTAACGACCGTTCTTATCTTTAAGAGTCTTAAGTTTAGAAAGGTCGAATGGGTTGATGATAAGTGATGGAGAACCAGAACCTTGGTAACCAGGAAGAGTCTTGATTACATCATCAACTACGGACATCCAGTCATTTGAAGTGACTTTGATTGTGAAGAAGTCATCATCTTTAGTGATTGGGCGAATATGTTCTTCGCTGATTTTCTCTTTGTTTGGTTTACCACCAACAAGAGCATCACGTCCGTCACCGAAGATAGCAGCACGTACGAGTTCTTCTTTGAATTTGATTGATTGTACTTGTTTCAAGAATGAAACTGCATCAATACCGTTTTCACGAATATCGATTACGTCATCACGGTCAATAGCTGTTTTATGGATGACAGTTTGTGGTGTAGTTGTACGATAGTACAAGCTGATAAGGCGTTGATTAAGTTTTTCATTACCTTTGATGTAACCACGAGCACGAGCTTGCTCTTCTGTCAAGTCAGCATAAATGTTTTTAACATTTGGTGAAGATACAGCACTGAATTTGTTGAGGATTGTTTCAACGTTTTTAGCGTTAGGATTGTAAGCTTGAATACCTTTTTGCAATTGTGCTGCTGGGAACAAGATATCAATGTTAGAGATACCATGTTGCAAGAATTCACCACTTGAATCTACACCAGCCAAGGCTGCTTTAATTGAGCCTGTACCAAGAGCTGCGGCTGTACGAACAGCATCATCAGCAAGTTGAGCAGCGTGAGTCAAAGTGTCTTGATCTTCAATCCCATTTTGATTAAATGAATTCTGTTTCATATCTACTCCTGAGTGTTCAATTTCTTCTTCGTCTGCGTCGGCTTCTTCTCCCTCTTCAGACTTGTCTTCTGCAGCTTCATCTTCAACTTCTTCAGCTTTAGGTTCTGCTGCTTTTTTTTCTTTAACTTCTACTGGCGCTTCTTCTCCCTCTTCGACTGTTTCGAAGTCAGAAATGCTAGCATTTGTCAACTCATCTTCATCCATAGTATCGCCTACAGAATTGATGATAGCAATAGCAGTTGCTTGTTCGTCTGTAAGGGTTTCGATAACTTCAGCATCTTCTTTTGAAAGATTTTCGAATCCGTTTTCGAGTCCCTTAATTACAACATCTGATTGGTCTTCTGTCAAAGACTCAATAACCTGTCCAATTGTTGCCATTTGGTTCTCCTCTGAGTTAGAGTGTTTCAACAAGTCTTGTGTAAGACCTGTAGTGATGAATACTTCATCGCCGACAAAACCATCACCGTGAGTAAGAACCTCTTCGATGACAGCTCCAGGATTTGCGCCCTTGAGTACTAGTGATACTTCATAGATTTCTCCATGAATTACGTCTTGTCCACTCTTTTGGATTTTACGAGCGCCAATAGACATTTGGTTCACGTCTCCGTGTCGCAAAAGTTCTTTGGCATCCTGACCACGTTCTGTTTCGTTGAGATATCCGTAACCGTATACACCTTGATCATTTGAGTGAAGAAGGATATATCCGATTGTATCTCCTGGTTGAGAATAAGAATGTTGCCAAACCAATGGTACTTTTTCTCCAGATAGACCAGAGAATGCACCATGACGGATTGTTACACCGTCTGAGCATTTGAGGTCATTCTTCGTAACCCAACCAGCGAAATCGTAATTTTGTGGTTTGTTCAATTATCCATTACCTCGTTTATTATGTTATTTTACGCCCATCATGCGCGATATGGTGTTGAACGAATAGCGGTTTCTACACGTTTAGATTCTCCAAGTCGATATTTTTTACTTAATCGGTTCTTGATTGAACGGTCTTTCTTGTTCATTTTACGCTTAGAATCAACAAGTTTCTTAACCACAGCATTCTTATACTTTAAATTGGTATGAGTTTGCATTTGTGCACCAAGAATCGAATGACTTGCTCCAGCAAGCACAGCCTTGTTATGATATACTGGATGACGCACTGTATTGTACATGTTTGTTGCAAGATTTTTACCATAGGACGCAGTTTTACGAACACCCCGCTTCATACCTTTAACACCATAATGATGTAATTCTTGTCCATTTTCAATTAATGCTTTATAGTCCATTATTACCTCCGAATAGGATTTCCAGTTTCATCAACAGGATTACCTTGATAATCCACATAGTTACCATTCTCGTCTTGATAGACATACTGACTAGGGTCGTCTTCAACATTCTCAACATAACCATTTTGATTTTGAACATCAATACCTTGACCAGCAGTAGCAATACCACCCATTTGATTGCCATCGGCGATATTACGGTTGTAAAGTTGGTCAGCAAGTGGATTAGGATGAGGCTCTTTACCAATAAATTCACGAATCTCATTAGGAGTAAGAATTGCATTACGAGAGAACAAGTCTGCAGTATTGGCAAGTTGCTCGATAGGTAGAATCTTGAACGGGTCACGGTAGAACTGAACAATCTGACCTTGTGTACGAGCGGTTTTACTGATAAAAGCGACATTAACCGCATCCACAATAGCTTGTAGAATTGGATCAATTACTCGGTTGTAATAAAGATTAAGCTCTGCCCCAGACTGAGTACCATTGATTATATTCTCAGTGATGCCAATTTGGTTGTAGAAATCTTGCTTAAGTTTATTAATATCCTCAAGCGTATTGTTCTGGATGTTACCACCAGTTGGAATGAATTTCTCATTGTTATCCAATGTAGCCAAACCATAAGTAGATTTACTCATCTCGGCTTCTAACTGTTTACGACGTCTATCCGCTTGTTTCTGATGATAGTCAGAATTTGTCTGGTAAGGAAATTGGATAAAACCATTAATCTTACCAGCCGCGGCATTTCTGTCTTCAGAATTCATCAAGTTAATCTTTTGTTTCAAGAGTTGAAGCGTTTGGTTACTATCTTGTAGAATACCACTGAGTGGAGACTCAATAATAGCCACGTCTTCTTTCTTGAGAGATTGTTCGAATTCCAATCCAGTGTCTTCGTTGTAATATCGCACCTTAACACAATCGGTAAACCATTGCGTGATTTTACCTACACGAACAGACTCAACATCAAATGTCTTTTCACCATCCATGATTTTATCAGTGACAGTTGGTACGATAGCGATGACGCCTTCATCAAGTAAAGACCAGACCAAATCAATAATGAACGCTCGTCCAGTTTGGTCGATGTTTGCCTTGTAAGTAAGACAATCAATCAAACCAGATTTAATTTCATTTTGATTTTTACTAACAGGGTCAATCTTCAAGTGTTTAAATTCAACTGTAGATGCGTCAATAGCAATACGATTGATAATAGATTTAATCAAGTCACTACCATAAGAGGTGTTCATTGATTGAATGTACGAAGGAGAATGATATGTCGAAATCGATTGCCAATTGGAACCAGGTTCGACTGTGAAACTACCATTACCCATCGCGTTCGCAGACTCATACGTTTTGTACGAATGTAGCAAAGTCGACATATGTTCACCTTTCTACATAAACATCTCTCTATTACGAGTCATCGCAACCCAGGCATCCATAAGAGCAGCCACGTTATCGATTTTCTCATCAGAGCGACGCTTATCTAATTTGTAGTTACCATTGTTATCCTGTAATGCTACAGAATTACCCATGGCGAATTTCATCAGCTCTTCGTCGAATATCAACATACGAGCTTCAGCAAGTGCTTTGATTTCACCCAATGGTACAGACTCGGTCTTAACACCTTGTCGTACTGTCTCAACACCATACTCACCGTTTTCCATACACCAGCGGTCAACGAAAGCTCCAGCGTTGTAAGGGTCAAACCCGAATGACAGAACAGCCCAGTCATGTTCATGAATGTAATCACGAACATCTTCGTATACTGCCACCCAATCCAAGAGAGAACCAGGCATGATTACCAATGTTCCTTCTTGTTGTAATTCGTCGTATTTGTATCTTGTTGCTGAAGGGAGTTTACGATACTTAGACTCAGACACATAAGATCTTGTCTTGATACCAAATCTCTCTCCACCCAAAGGAAATACCCAAGTAAACGCCCAGAAGTCGTCCCCTTGTGATGCGTCCATACCCATAGAACATGGTAACTTATCATAGTTCTGATAAGTGTGTTTTTGGATCTCATCGTAAGTAAAGAAGTAAGTGTAACCTTCAACGGGAATACCAAATCGCTTAGCAAGAATATCATTCCTTGTAGCAGGGTTGGCTTCAGCACGTTTAACGTCACGCATGTAAGCGTCGTAGGATACAGTTACTCCGATATTAGGGCTGGCTTTAATCCAGGCTGACGGGTCGTTCACTTCGTTCAAGTCATCTAGACGATAATACCAGATTGATGTATGAGGGTCTTCGTATTCACCTCGTAGGATTTTTAACAATTCCATTTTGATTGAGTCACCTACAGAGTCACGAACCGTACCCTCGGAGGATACTGCCAGGATAATATAATCATCTACACCACCCTTGGCTGCTGATTGTTCTAGTGCACCGATAACGTCCTCCTTAACGTCACCAGAGAGCCACTCATCGACAGTACAATACTTGGCACGAGAACCTTGTAGTTTATCAATACGCATTGGTCTGATTTCGACGTACGAATTGGTAATCTTGTTCTCGATACCCTTCTTAGTTGATGCCAACTTAGCTTGTGTGTATTGTGAGCGTGACTTGTTAGAACCATCAGTCAATACAGAAAACAACGGGCCACGAGACTTGGCAATAGCAGTTGAGAAAGGCATCATAACCTCTTCCGCTTGAGCCATTGTAGGAGCCGTGGTGATTTGTTGCGTTGTCTTTGTATCGGTTAATAGACCATATGCTTGGATAGTTGTCTCGTAAAGTGATTTTGAATTACCACGTGCGATAATTAAATATTGTTTATTACGAAGACGTCGCTTCTTGCGAACTGTAATACGACGACCAGTAGCTGGGTCGATTGTGTCTTCCTCCGAATAGTAGTACCACGACAACAAATCTTCAGCCCACATCTTAAATGTTGGTAGAAGAGTCAAGTCGGTACCGTCAGTTAGAGTCAGTTCAGCTTCACAGAAACGGACATACCCATCAATGGCGTTTGGGTCATAGAAATAATCAGGATTAGCGATATCATCATCAATCCTGTTCATTTGGAGTGAGATGTTTTCGCATACTCTAGTCTCGCCTCTTAAAACTGAGTCGCGAAACTCACCATAATATTTCGGGACCATAGTATTAGATAACATAAGTTACTCCATTATTTTTATCTTATTTCGTTTAAATAACGTGAATGTATCTTTGCCTTACTTTTGACTTTTCCTTTATAACGATACTTAGGTTGAGGGCCTGAGAATGCGTTCTTATGTAATGAGTCGACCATGTCATAAGATGGTTTATCTCCATAGAATTTAGGAATACTACGTTTCACGTTTGTTGTAGTTAATACTGATTCTGTGGCATGAGGGTCGTAATGTAATTTTCTACTTTTGTCGTAGTATATACCTACATTGTTACCTTTATCGCGAACTGTACCATTAGGAGCACGATAACCTAAACCATTTTTAATAAGTTTATGTCCAAGTGGCTGTTTCAACTTATAATTCTTTTTAGGAATTTTATGATAGATTGCTCTGTGTCTCGCATACTTATTAACAGCATAAGCAGCTCCTATAGTCGCAGCGCCCACAGCAGCGGTAGTAAGGATGCGTTTGGCAAGTTGTTTACGTTTATCAGATTTACTCAACTGTACATCTGGTGTTGTGGTATCTTTCTTTCGGAACTTACGAAGAATTCCTCCAGTTCTAGGGTTTACAATTGTAGCAGGCGAACCAGTATTTGTGGCTTTACGTCTACCCCATTTCATTCCTTTGATACCATGGTGTTGAAGAATTTCTTCGTTCTCTAAACCGCTATTCTTCAAGACTTTACCTTGAATCATACCAACAGTGACTCTAGCAGCATCGTTAATGAGTTTAACAGTATCTTTAGCCTGTTTATGTTTTTTAACGGCTTTAAGATACTCGTTATAGTTGCTACGTTTTCCACTAATAACACCGCCTTCTTTTTTCAAATTAAAGCTGGCAAGACTAGGTTCGGAACCACTTAACTGTTTGGCTCTAATACCAGAATAGACCAAAGCACCAACTGCAGCTCCTCCAGCAATTTTAATAGCAAGTTTTGCTCTTCTTGCTCGTTTTTCTGCAGCGGCTTTTTGTTTATCGACAATCGGTTGTTCAATGGCTTTCTTAAAAGCGTACTCCGCATTCAAACGGTCTGTACGTGCCTTGATAGCTTTAACAGACATCTTGTCTCTATTGTAGTATTCTTTTACAAACTTCTGTTGACGCTCTCGTTCTTTTACTACTATTGGATTTTCAACCTTCCTAAAACGTCGCATAATAGAACCTGTTTTAGGGTTGATGGTAGTGCTTGAACCACTAGCTCTGTTCTTACGTCTACCCCATTTCATACCTTTAACACCCCAATGTAAGATATCATCAGAGGTGTGCTGTGGTGTAGAAATAAGATTTTCATTCACATTAGGAGTCGCCATTCTCTACCTCCATTCTAATCCTCCATAAAAGGTGTTCTAGGGATTTTTCTAAGATTGCTTGCTGTTGTGATGGCGGTGGGTCGAACATCAACATAATATATTGGACGACATACTGCTTACCAGTTTCCAATAGATTTTCATTGTCAACATCTTCCCATTCCATTTTGACGTCTTTGTCCCAATCACCAGTCCACTCAGGTTGTTCCATTACCAAACCATTTTGTTTGAGTGTAAGGAACGCTGTTGAGATTAGTGACTCGACAGAGAAAACGTACTGACCATCAACAACCAAATCTTTTGTCAACGATGGGGCTCGTTCGACAACATCTTGTAAAATAGATGACATTTAATTACCCCATAGAATTGTATCGCCTGGTGTTCTTTCGACATACTCTTCCTCTTTAGGTTTACCATAGTGGATAGTGTTGTGTGTCGCAATAGAACAACAGATTAGGTTGTCTTTATCGAAGAGTTTCTCGACATTCCAATTCTCGATATCCTCCTCGAATAAAGGGTTAATATGGTGAACGATAATAGGCCCTTCGATTGGTAATCCTAAGATACCAAGGTCACAACCTAAATCTCGTTCGATGACTTCATCTCGCACGCGCATCCATTCACGCGACTTGTAGAAACGATTAGACATGTGACGTGGAGAAGTAGCATTACCATCTAATAACATTAGATATTCTAGTCTAGCATTCCAGTCTTCCTTGTTGAGGGCTAGTTCTGCTGACCTAACCTTCCATGAATTCTCCTTCAAGCCAATCGTCTCCTTCTTCCTTGTCGTGTGAAGGTAAATATCCAGCGAAAGCACGCATTGCCTCCGTGTACGCCTCGTTAGACTTACGTTCAGAGTTAATGGCTTCAGTTTTAGCCTGTAGCATTTCGTTCTGTAGTCTTAAGTTTTCTTCTTTTAGTTGATTAGTAGGGGAAGCACGATTTAACCAAAACACAATTTCGGCTGAACTGGCTTCACCATTACGGAGACGCTCTTCGGATACTTGCATTGCGAGTGCTTGCATCTTCTTGTCATATTGTTCAGGGGTCCGTCCCTGGAATTTTGGTTGTAGTGTTTCATCCATACTCTAGCTCCTATTCAGCGTCAGCTTCCTTGCTTGCAAGATAAACTTGTTCTACAGAGAATTCTGAGTTAGCAACAAAGCCACCTTGTAGGAGTTCGATGAATTTACCATCAGCAGTTTCACGACCTTTGAACTGTGTACCTTCAGGAAGTACATCCTCACTTGTCGTATCATCTACTGGTGCTTTACGTACAATTACACCTGCTGGTGCAATCACTTTATAGTGATTATACATGGGTTTCTCCTTACTTTTAGTATAGTTTTTGAGACATACCTATCTCAACCACACACACTAGCCGTACCAACGACATAGAACCAGCATAATAAAACCCAAATTTAACTCAGAAGGAATGAAACGTACGGAGAAAGGATGAAACCCGCATTGTTTTTTAACACAGTATTGCTTACATAGTGTGTTTAGACCTGTAAATATGGCTAGTGTGCATGACTGAAATAGGTATAGACCTAAAATCAGTTTTCAAATTTTTGCAACGGGGAAATTTTCGAG